GCTCTGCGGCGGGGTTCACTTATGTGCTGAAACGGTCGAAAAGCCTGATTCCAAGCGGTTTTTGGGCATAGAAAAAGTCCACCGTAATTCTATCAAAATTACGGTGGACTTATGCGTAATAACTACGGCGTTGATACAATTTAATTTTCCCTCTGCGTTTGAACCCACTGGGTTCATCAACGGGTTCATTTGAACCCACCCCGTAAAAGCCGCAGAAACACGGCATTTTCGGCACTTTCCGGCTATTCAAAGCCGAGCCGGGATGCCGTGTCAGAACGGAGGACTTTGTTGTCGAAGGTTTCATTCCGCTCGGAATATCTGTAAAAGGAAAAAGTGTGACTATGATTTTACCCATAAAAAACGAGGGTATTTTCATAGTCACACTTGTTTTTTTCGAAGCATTTATACTGTGATTTTTATGCCGGACTGAAAGATGAATGTCAGCTTCCCGTTGGCGTTTACAACAACCCTGTCGAGCGTTTTTAGCATGAGCGGATAACTGAACTCGTTGATTTTTCCAATCTCATCAATCAGAAGACACATTTCTTCCGCACGGTATCGGACGAGGATGTCCTCGGCATTATCGACCGTTGACCGCAGCGTTGCCTGATAGCGGAGCTTCTTTGCCACGATGAGATTCCACGCTCGGCAGAATGCCTTCTGTGGCAGATCGGTCGGAATGCGGACATCCGTGCAGAGCATCTGCCTTTCCTTCGGCGGCTTACAGTAGCGTTCTCTGTACGCTATCAGTTTCGCCGAGGCATTGTAGTTGAATGTAGCCTTGTGCGGTGGTGTATAGGTTTGCCCCGGCACTTCGACTGCCGATTGGGTCTTGTGACTCATACAGCGGTATGCGGCAAGGGGCTTCTTATTGGTAGTCGTATAATGATAATAGTAGTAAGGCTTACCGCAAACTCCACAAAACAGTTTCCCTGTAAACGGATACCGCTCATTCGGTGCCTGCCTGTGCGGTGTGTGTCTCGCCGCAACAGCCTGCGCCAACTTCCATGTCTCTTTATCCACGATCGCCGGAAGGCAGTCTTCTACCAGATATTTCGGCAATTCTCCGTTGTTTCTGACTTGCTGATGTGTGATAGGGTTTGCAATGAATGCCTTTTGAAACAGGCAGTCACCGCAGTATTTTTCATTTCGGATAATGTTCTGAACAGTGGTCTTCGCCCAGGAAGCACCCGGCATTCTGGTCGGCACTTCATCGGCAATGAGCCTGTCGGCAATTTCACAGTAGCTGTAGCCGTCAATGAAGTCCTTGTATATTCGCCGCACCAGTTCAGCTTCATTCTCCACAATGGTCACGATACCCTTGTTCTGCCGAAAACCGTACATCCCGTTGAGTGTGATGCTCCCCGTGATGCCTTGCTCATATCTTCTTCGTTTGCCCCATTTTATATTCTCCGACATCGTCTCAGACTCGGACTCGGCAAACGCAGCCATCAGCGTGAGCATGAGTTCCCCAGAGGATTCGGTGGAGTGGATGTTCTCTTTCTCGAAGAAAACATCAATGCCCAGGGACCGAAGCTCTCGGGTGTAAATAAGCGTATCCACAGTGTTCCTTCCGAACCGGGATACGCTTTTGTCCGTATGCAATCTATAAGACCGCTCCGGCAGTCCTCGATCATTTTCATAAACTGCGGTCGGCTTTCTGCTTGGGTGCCGGAGAGTCCCTCTTCCGCATAGATGCCGACAAAGACAACGGTATCATCGTTCTCGAATAGGCTGCGGTAGAAATTAATCTGATTTGTCAGACTGTTCAGTTGTTCATCGCTTCGGCTTGAAACCCGGCAGTAGGCGGCGATGCGTTGCTTGCCGGGTTCTTTTCTGTGAGGGGTGATTACAAGCAGATTTTTATCCGTCATTGCCGTCAACCTCCTGCGGCTTATTGCGTTTCGTGTAAGGACGGACACCGTTCTTGATTGGTACAGTCTTTTCGGTCCCGTCACGGAAGGTAAAGGTAATCGTGCAGTCACGATTGACCGTAGCGTAATTGATGACCGCCTGCCATACAAGCGGGTCGAACTTTGCAAGCGGAGCGTCATGCTTCACAAGTTCGTTCAGAAAGCCGGTTATCTGCACACGCTTGGCAGCACAGGCGGCTATCTTCAAATCAAGCTCCTGCTTGAGCCGAGCCATCGTGTCAAGCCGCTCCTCATATTCTTTTAGTTTCTCATGGATATCATCGGCGGTGTCCTGTCGGCTGTAAGTCATCAAAAGGCTTCTTATCAGCGTCTGAACTTCACCGCAGCCGTTGTTCAAATCCCCAAGCTGTCTGCAGTACTCGCTGTCATCGGTAACGGCATCGATGCAAAGGCGGTAGTTTTCTACGATTTCGTCCTTGTCGGCAATCAGGCTGTTGAACACTTCAACGAAGGTCTCTTCCAGGCTTTCTTCTTTGAGGGTCGGTGTTTCGCAGTATTTTCGCTTTTGAAATTTGGCATTGCAATGCCAGTGCCATGCGGTGTACTTGGTGCTTGAATGCCATATCTTTCTGCCGTAGTATCCTCCGCAGTCACCGCAGATGATGCGGCTTGAGAAAATGGACACGCATTGCATATTGCTTCCGGCTTCCCGTCTGCGGCGCATTTCTTCCTGCACCATCTGAAAGGTTTCCGGGGAAACGATAGGCTCATGGTCTTTTTCGATATAGTACATGGGCAGTTCGCCCGTGTTGGGCCGCTTCTCTTTCGTAAGGTACGATACCGTTATTTCTTTCTGAAGTATGGCTGCTCCGTAATATTTCTCGTTCTTCAGAATGTTCAGCACCGTGGAAGCCTGCCACACCTTCTTGTGACCGGGCGTTTCAATGCCGTCAGCGGTCAGCCCTTTTGCAATGCCGCCCGGAGTTTTTCCGGCGAGGAACTCCGAATAAATTCTCCGCACGATTTTCGCCTGCTCCTCATTGATAACAAGCTCCCCATCGGGACCCTTGTCGTAACCGAGGAAATTGGAATAGCCGAGGCTGACCTTTCCGTCCGCGAAGGACTTTCTTCGACCCCATGAGGTATTCTCTGAAATCGACCTTGCTTCTTCCTGTGCCAGCGAGGACATGATCGTAAGCAGCAGTTCTCCCTTGGCATCGAGAGTGTAAATGTTCTCTTTCTCGAAAAACACCTCCACACCTTTCTCCTTGAGCTGCCGGATGGTAACAAGGCTGTCAACTGTGTTTCGTGCGAAGCGGCTGACGGACTTGGTGAGAATTAGGTCGATTTTCCCGGCAAGGGCATCTTCTATCATTCTGTTGAAGCCGTCACGCTTTTTGGTGTTCGTACCGGTGATACCCTCATCGGAATACACCTCGACAAAGACCCATTCAGGATTAGCCTGTATTTTCTGTGTATAATAACTGACCTGTGCCTCAAAAGAGTTTTCCTGTTCTTCCTTTGCCGTTGAAACACGGGCATAGGCTGCGACCTTTCGCTTTCGGGTGAAAGTCGAATACTGTGCCGACAGCGTTGGCTTCGTGGCTTCTATCTTTTTGACTGTTTTATTTGCCATGATTTGCGTTCCTTTCCTTTGTTTTTCTTCCGGCGGCGGCTTTCATTTCATCTGTCCAGCTTTCGGAGCGTGAGCGGTCTTTCCAGACATAATCCGTAGTCGAATCGTCCGTAAAAATGAAACGGAGCAGATTTCCCGGATGGGCCTCTATCGTGCAAATCTGCGTTTCAAATGCCTCGTCCGAAAATCCGTCCGTTTTCAAAATTTCTGCCGCCACCCGTTTCAGCGTTTCCTCCGGGATGACCTTTGAGTCCGGGCAGTATTTCTTTCCTTTGGAGTTGTAGGTCGAACAGCACCAGACGATGTTATAAGGTGTTGTCTTTCGGCGATAATTCTTTCCGCAGCATGAGCATCGGATTTTCCCGGTAAAACTGCTTTTCGAACCAACCGGCTGTGTTTTTTCTTTTGCTCTGCGTTTCAATTCATCTTGAACCGCCATAAAGATCTGTCTGGTAACCACCGCCGGATGATCATCCTCGACAAAATACTGTGGAAGTTCCCCGGTGTTGTGGCATTTTCTTTTTGTAAGATGGTTTTCACGATATACTTTTTGAAGCAAAAGGTCTCCGCAATATTTCTCGTTTGTCAGGACTTTTCGCACAGTTGTCGGATGCCATTCATTTCCGAAGATGCTGTACATCCCTTCTTCGTTTAGTGTGTTGGCGATTTTCTGAAGACCGTATCCGGCAAGGTATAAATCAAATATTCGTTTTGCAATTTCGGCTTCTTCTTCAATGAGCGTTATCTCTCCGTTCACCAGACGGTATCCGAGCATGGTGCAGGTGGAAGCCCGTCCTTCCTCAAAGCCCTTGCGGATTCGCCATTTGCAGTTATCGCTGCACGAAAGGCTTTCTGCCTGGGCGAAAGAAGCGAGGAGCGTCAGCATTACTTCGCCCTCGGCGCTCATAGTGTAAATGTTCTGTTCTTCAAAGAAAACATCAATACCGAGGCTTTTGAGTTCACGCACGGTTTCAAGAAGCGTGACCGTGTTCCTCGCAAACCGAGATATGCTCTTGGTAATGACCATATCGATGTTTCCGCTCCTGCATTCGGTCAAGAGAAGCTGAAACTGCTCACGGTTGTCCTTGGTGCCTGTTTTCGATTCGTCAGCGTAGACTCCGGCAAACCGCCATTCCGGGTTCATCATAATGTAGTCACGGTAATAATCGATCTGCGCCGCCAAGGAATGCAGCATGGTGTCCTTGCCGCAGGAAACTCTGGCATAGGCCGCCACACGTTTTGTACGAGGGGTTTCCGCTACGGCAGGGGCAATGTTTACGATAGTTTTTTTCATTGTATCCCTCCTTTGGTATCGGACATATTAACTCTGATTTTGAAATATATCCAGTCAATTCGGAGGAATAAATTGAACGAAAACAGGAAGGTATTTTTCGGTGAGTATTGTGTCTATCACACGATAATCCTCTGTGGAAATCTGCCCGTTTTTCAGCATAAGCCGGAACGGTGCAATGCTTGCCTGATATTTGATTTCCGCTGTTATCTGCTCTTTAGTCACGGGCTTCACCGCCTTTGAACCTTGTCTCCACATAGCATTCGTGGGAACAGTATTTTCTGCGGCTGTTTCCATAGGTGGTAAAGGACTGACCGCATCCGGGACAAACATATTCATAAACCGTTTTCTGTCCGACACGCTCCGGGTGAGCGTTCCACCATTTCTGTCTACACTCCGGCGAACAGAAACGCTTCGGTTTTCTGCCGGATATCTGCGTTATCGGCTTTCCGCATTCCGGGCAGATTCCCGCTGCCTCTTTCGGTTCTTCGGTGCTGTCGACCGTGATGTTGTTTCGGCGGCAGAAGGTCTTGACGGTATCTCTCGAAACGGACAGAGCTTTGGATATTTCAGAATAGCCGCATCCGACTTTTCTCATTTCGGCTATCTTTGTTTTCTGATGGTCTGTCATGTGCGAACCACCTCCTCACTATCCCATGAACATGAGAATGGCGTTTCGGAAAAAATGGGTGAAAAAATAAAGCCCACCGAAGAAAAATCCTCGATGGGCTTCATATCAGTTAGGGATTTTCAGCTTCATGCCGCTGTAGATGACATTGCTTTTCAGCCCGTTCAGACTGACGATCTCCTTATAGCGACTACCGTTGCCGAGATACTTCTTGGCGATTGCCCAGAGGGTGTCACCATGCACCACGGTGTGGATGGGATAATCCTCGGAGGGTTTCGTGCCTGCCACGGCGAGCGCAGAGGTCTTGACCGGCGACATGATGGCGTACTTACCGGACTCATCCTTGTTGATGACCGCACGGTCGCCGCTGACCTCGACCACATACCAGCGGAGCTTCTTCACCCAGCCGGGGATGGACTTGCCGCCATAGTAGGTGCTGCCTGTGATGGCCACGAGGTCTCCAGCTTTGATTGTGCCAGTGGGCTGGGTCGGTTCGATCGGCTTCACCTCGCTGCCGAGAGCTGCCGTGACCTTGGATGCCAGATCGCCCATGCGGGCATACATCCAGTTACCGGGGCAGCTCTTGTTCGCAAACCAGCGATGGACGGTCAGAACCATCTCGTCAGACTTCGGAGTGTAGTTCAGCGTCTTGGTCTTATCGCCCAGCCAGAGCAGCTTGGTTTTGCCGTTTCGCCTGCAGATATCGGTGCAAAGCTCGATGAGTCTCTTGTACACCACATCCTTAAAAGCGTAAGGCTCGGTGTTGTCGCTGGCACACTCGATGGTGATAGCTCTCTGGTCGTTGGCTGCGAAGGAGGAGCACCAGGAGCGGTTTTTCTCTTCCACATACATCCCGACCCGACCGTCCACGCCGATGCCATAGTTGCTGCTTGCCTGCCGTGAGATCGGCAAAAAGATGTTGCCCAGCGTTTCCACACTGCACTGACCCACCACGCAGTGCGGCGTGATGCGGTCAATGCTGTGGGTACGCTGCCCAGAGTGATTCGGGCTGAGTTTGGTGTAGGACACCAGGGAACTGTTTGTGTAAACCATATTATTCATCCTCCTTTTCACTGCGGTCATGAAGCTGCTCCAGCACGGATTTCAGCTTCTGCGGGATGGGCAGTCCCAGGTATGCGGCGTTTTCCAACAGGGACACGCCCTCATTCGACAAATAGAAGAAAATGACGGCGGTACGCATCACCGAGCCGCTGCCGATGACACGGGTGTCGAGAATATGCCCGATGCCGACCAGAGCGAAGATGAGCACCTTTTTGAAAATGCCCTTGAATCCGACTTCGCTGGACAGCTTCTTGTCCACCACGGCGCACATGATGCCGGTCACATAGTCGATGACCACGAAAGCCAGAAGCGCATAAAGCAAGCCGTCACATCCTCCCAAGAACCATCCGAGCCAGCCGCCGATACCGGCGAACACCACCTGAATGGTCATCCAGAATTCTTTCATGTTGTTTGTCCTCCTTTGAAATTAAAAATGGGTATGAAAAAAGTGACGCCGGAGCGTCACACTTTTCCGATAGCATAGATTGATACTTTGTAGGTTGCCGATGGTACTGTATTTGGTCTCACGGCAAATATCTTTCCGGGGTTGATTGTTGTAGACCAGCTACTTGAACTGCCTCGCTCCACAAACATGGCGTAATTGCTGTTCTCCGTGGAGATATGGACATGAGGAATTTCCGCGAAGGTAAATGGAAAATTAGGGAGCGCAATTGCGCCGCTCTCATAGAGCACACCCCATGCCGTCGAAATGGCGGTCGTAAAGGAATACTGACCCCAACATTCCGCTGTACCGCTTTTCCATTTACGGTAATTCCAGATGCCGCTTGTCCCTTGCTGAATGACAAAATCTGCGAGGGGTGAGCCATCAACACGCATATCCCCGGCAACATCCAGCATGGCTTGTGGCTCCGGCGTGTTGATGCCGACCTTCTTTTTCCGAAGCGCAATGAGCGGCGTACCCTGCGGGACAGCAAAATACAGATCCAGACCGCTCAGAGAATAGAGCTTGTCTTGGATCTGTAGATGAAGGTCGTAGGAACTGTTGGCATCCAGACTGCACAGTTCCAAATTGGAGTAGCTGAAAGAGGTTCCGCTTTTTGTCGTGCCGGAATAGATGCTGGCGTAGCTGCCGTAACTGCTCTCACTGGTTTTCTTGTACCGATACCGCACATAGACTACACTGTTTTTCTGCGTTCCGTTTACTGTCACTGCGGAAATAGAACCGCTGAATTTGAGCTGCATTTCCGCTTCAATGTCGTTGGTGCGCCGGAGCGTTATCGAGGATATCTTCGGCTTGGTGTACGGAATGACCGTCACCGTCTGTGAAGTTTCGGCGGTGTAGCCGCGGGAGTCCGTGACCGAGAGCGTGACCGTCACACTGCCGGACTTGGCGATCTTTCCAACAGATAAGGCAGAGCCGGTAGTGTTAGAGGATGACAGCCCGTTGCAGGAAGCTGTGTAGTTGGAAATACTGGCACCGTTTTTTGCAGTTGCCGTTCCGGGCGTGACCTTGAGGGTCGAGTAGTTCTGAACGAACAGCTGATCGTTGCCCGTGAGGTTCTTTGTGGTCGTGTAGCTGTCGGCATAAGTGAATCCGCTTATGGTCGGAGCAGAATTGGTTGCCGTGGTCAGTACCGTGGCAGTCTTGCTTGAGGTGCTGCCGATCTGCGTAGACCCACTGTAAGACGAAACCGCAAAGGTACCTATAAAGGACTTGATGGACGCCATAGCGTTCAACAGCGTTGTCCTCTGCGCCGATGTCAGCGTGACCGTGCGGTTCGCAGTGCCCTTCGACCAGGAAAGCCCGGAGATAGTCAGGATGGTCGTGCCGCCGTTTTTGAGCACCAGCGTATTGGTGTAGGAGGCTTCGTACACGGTCACATTGATTGTAATGGAAACCGTGGCATTGTCCGCCGTCACCGTGTTGACACTATTCACCACAGCACCGCCCAGCGTCTTGACCGTGGAACTGCCGGAAGTGCCGTAGACATGATTGTACTGCCGCCTTGCTCTGACCCTCACCGTATAGCTCGTGTTCGGCGAAAGCGAAGACAATGTTACGCTGGCGCTGGTGGATGCCGTCGTTGAGAACTGCGTCCAGCTCGAACCGCCGTTTGTGCTGTACTGCCAGATGTCCGCCGTGGCAGAGGATGTAGCGGAGATTTTGAACCCGTTTGCCGTGACATTCGATGTACTGAAGGTCACGGTAGGTGCGGAACGGTCGATGGTGGTCAGCGTCATACTGCCGCCGTATTCCTGTGAACCGTAGATATAAACACGGGTCGAGAATCCGACCGCAATCGTTTTGCTGCCGTTGCTGTCGTGCGCAACAGTGATCGTGCCACTGACAGAACCTTTCTTTGCCGGGAAAACACGGTCATCCCAATAGGTACGTTCCTTTGAGTAGACGGTCGTACCATTGATCGTTACAGTGGTCGTGTCAATGGTGTAGTAAGTGGATGCGCCGCCGGTAGAGGTCAGCGTCCAGGAAAGTGTCGAGCTGTTACCGATCACATTTACGCTTTCCGAAATGTCCAGTTGAAGATAGCGCCCATCGTATGCTGCACTTTTCCAAGTTGCCATAGCTTTCCCTCCTTAATCCAGAATGACGATATTCAACCCCTCGGACGCCGTCGGCATCGGGACAAACTTCGTTTTGCCCACGGTCAGCTCGCCGTCCACCGTGGTTTTCTTAGTCTGCGTTTCGTCCTTGTTCAGGGTGAAAATCACCTCATCGTTGTAGTAACCGGCGAACTCCGTGTTCGTGATGACCGTCCGCTGAGACGATGCGCTGTTGGATACCTCGATGCCCCGCTTGTCGATCTTGACCTCCTGCGTGTAGATCTCGTTGGGGGCGGGCGTCCACTTGCGGGGAATTGCTCCTTCGGAGATCATGATGTCGGCGAGATAGATGGATGCATCCCGACAGTAGCAGTAAATGCGTAGCGTGGGGTCGGTCACATCCGTGAGCGTTACGGAGTAATCCGTCCAGTCAAACGCCGTGGACTTATTGAACAGGTACTTGGTTTTGTTTCCGTTGTAGGTCACATAGAAATACCCGGACATGGTCGAGGTTTTCTTTGCCCGAACTGAGATCGTGTAAGTTCCGGGAACTACCCCTCGGATGTACTGCGACAACGAGGAGTAAGCCCCCAACACAAAGCAGGAGTCGGAAATGGTGTTGTTCTGGGTATCCGTGGAGGTGTCGGTTTTCACCGTGCCAGAGTAGCTCCAATCGTCCGTGATGCCGTTCAGTCCGGAAGAATTCTGCACATAGTTGATGCCGCCGATGTACTGTTCCTGCATGGTGACGGACAGTCCATCCACGGTGTGTTCCAGCTCCGAAACACGGCTTTCGGAGTTCAGTACCCGTTCCTCCAGGACGCCCTGGTCGTTGGACACTGTTTCCACCGTTTCGGTAAGGGTCGCCACATAGCTGTTCAGCCCGTCGATGGTCTGCTGGAACTGTGCGTCCTTCTCGGTCAGAATGGAAATGGTGGTGCGGATCGTTTCAATGTCGTTCTGCACCACCCATTCATTTCCGTCCCATATCTTCGTTTCCGGCGGGGTCACGGAAGTATCCACCCAGAGCTGCCCCTCATAGGGGTTCTCCGGCGGCGTGTCCGAGGTGACCACATCGCAGAGACTGATAATCGTGAACTGAGCCGATGCGATCATCTCACCACCCCCTTAAAGTGCCACAACGACCATAAAGGTTGCCTTGGTATCCACATCGGCGCTGGACACCGACAGGGTCTTACCGGTCTTGCTGCCGTTGGTACCCCAAGAGGTATCGACAACGCCGTCTTTGTTGTACTTCGTCCAGGTGTAACTGCCGTTTCCGGCCGCATCCACCTCGGAGCCCGCCTGGTAGCAGACGGCGGTCAGCACAGTCGTACCCTGGCCGTTCTTGAACACATCGCCGCCCGTGGAGGTGACGATGATCTGCAACGGGTCGGAGTTGTCGATGAAGGTCGCCACATCGAAAAACTTCGTGTTATAAGAAGCGGATGCGGAATCCGTGTCCTGGGCACAGCATTTGAACACGGCGTAGCTGTTTACCGCTGCGGCGCAGACCGTGAGCGTATTGGTGGCCGTGCCGGTGTATTTGTCAGCAGCGTCCGAGAGCTTGCGCCAGCCGATACCGAAGTCAGCATCATAGCCGGTGGAAGAAGTAGCGGTGACGGAAGTGTCCATGACCGCCCACTTGTAGCTGACCTTGGTGGTGTCCACCGTTGAGCCACGCCACAGTTCGGCCTTGGCGGCCAGACTGGCGACCTCCTCGTTCTTGAACACATTTCCGTTGGGTGTGGTGACCAGCAGGTCAACGATGCCGGAGCCGTTGACCACGCGGGAGAAGGAAATGGTCAGCGGATGGGTCAGCGACAGGCCGGTGCTTTCGTCCTTGTAGGTGATGACACAGCGGTAGTCGATGCCGGGCAGCTCCGCCATGACATTGGCCTTGACCGTGAGGATGTGGCTCTTGGCACCACTCAGTCCGTAGTTCGTACCTGCGGTAATGGCGGTGTTGCTGTCGCCCACATACCACTTGACCGAGGTGACATTGGCGGTGGCGATCTGGTCGGCGGTGGTGCCGATGACATACAGGCTGGGCGTCAGAACGAGGTTCTTCGTTTTCCAGTCCGGGGTATAACTGCCGTTGTCGGGGTTATACATCTGAGTCTTGGCGAGGTTTGAGCCGATGTACCCCGTCAGCGTCAGTGCGTCATTGTAGTCGATGATGGTAAACTGGCCTTGTGCTTTGCTCATGTGAGAAGCCTCCTTTGAAGTTGTTGTATCTGAACCGGACACTGTGCCGGCTTCTGTTGTGGGTTCTGCGGTTGCCATAGTAAATTCCTCCGTTATAACAGGCTTTGCCTGGTCGTGGTGTCGATGAGGTCACAATAAAAAGTGGCGCGGACTTTGACATCCGCACCGGTGATGACCACGGACTTTGCGCCGCCGAAATGCTGTTCATTCCAGACCTTGTCCGCCTCCGTATCCTCTGACACCCTCGTCCAGATAAACTGGTTGGCATCCAGCGTGTCGGTGATGTCCTCGTCCCAGGAGTACACCTTGGCAGAAAGCAGCGTTTTCACATTACCGTTCTTGAAGATGTTCCCGTTGGATGAGATGATGACCAGTCGGAGCATTTTCTGCTCCTCGATGGTGGTAATGCGGTCGCTGACCTCGGTGACCTCCTTGCTGGTGGCGTAGGCGCGAAGAACGACTTCGCCGCTCTCCAAGTCCCACCAGGACGAGCCATCCTGTGACTGAATGACACCAGCCTTGATGATATTCGCTACCAAGCTGCCGGAGGTGATGAAGTCCGCCACAATTTGTCCGTCTGCCGTGATGGCGGTTTCATAGGGACCGTTGTAGCCATTGTGACTGAAGCCAAGACCGCCCACATTCCATCGCCAGACATTGACCGCTTCGTCTATGGAGGGAGCATCCAGAATCAGCAGCTCGTAGGGCTGTCCATTTTCCTCTGCGGTGTGAATGACCACATAGCCGCCGCTCTGCCCGGTGATAAGCCCCGTGGCTTTGCCGATAGCGGCTTGGAGCAGTTTCGGAAAACGTCCCACCGTGGATTCCACCTTGTCCACCGTTGACTGCACCTCGGAAATGGTGGTGATCATACTGGACTTGCTTTGACCGAGAGAGATACTCTTGTACCGCTCGGCGAGGGTGTCATAGACCGTCTCAATGACCATTGCGAACACGCTGACACCCAATGCAGAATGCCGGATGGTAACGGTGTCGCAGAGGTTGACACGCTCTAAAAGCGCCGAGTATTCCGGCTGTTTCCACAGCGGCTCAAAGGAAACCTTGACCGTTGGAATAGTCGTACCCAGTGGATTCGCCTTGATATAGCTGTTGGCTTTTGCACGGAGAGCATCCACGGTCACAACTCCGTCAAACTGGTCGGAAAAGTCCATGATGAGCGTTTTCGCCCGGACGATCTCTGAAGTCACAATGGGGAGCGTGACCTCCGGCAGCGTGACCACGGTCTCATCCTCCGAGCCTTCCGGGGCATAAATCGCATACGGCAGCAGAGCCGTATACACGCCGCTGTTGTCCTCGTCCTGCTCCAAGGCGATGAGGTTCTTGCCGTATTCAATGACCACGCCGGTCTTTTGTCCACGGTGAGTGTGGAACTTCACCGTGAAGTTGTCCCACTCGAACTCGCCGTGCCATTTGGACAGCATGGAGCCTTCCGTGCCACCCAGACAGGCGCGGACGCTTTTCGGCTGTGCGACCGAGAATGCCTTGGCGTCCGAATAGTCCGTCCAACCTGTAAAGCGTGTGTCTCCTGCAAGCAGCTGTGAGAGGATAAGCTGCGGTGAGCGACTCTCTGTGGCAAACGGCAGCACGGGAACATTGGCAAGGTCGTAGGAGATGTGCTGCCCGTAGATGGTGACGATGCCGTTCAACGGCTTTGTGATGCGGTAGATGCGGAACGCCTGGTCACCTGCGGTATCATTGGGCTTTGCCTTGACGATGCGCTCCTTGGTGATAAGCCCATAGTGTTGACCGCTGACAGGGTATTTGAGTAAGCACTCGAACACACCGTTTCGCTCTTCGGTCACTTCGCAGGAAATGGTGTCCGTCAGCACACCAAGGCCGAAGGTGGAAAAATCCGTTGCATTGGGCGGGTATAGGACTGGAATCATAGGCTGTCACCTCCTTCCGGGCATAAAAATACCACCGGGGATTTCTCCACGGTGGCAAATGAGTTGTATTTAATAACGAAAACTTTATTTGCTTTGGAGTTCAACAACAATAATTTCCGGCCTGTTATTGAACCGAATGGGGATAATACTGTTGCCGATACCCCGGCTCACTATCATGGTCGTATTGTTTTCGGAGTACTTCCCGGCATCATATTTCGGGAAAAAGCCTTGATTCGGCGCAACAATTCCTCCAATAAAGGGCAATCGGAACTGCCCGCCATGCGCATGTCCGCTTAATACTAAGTCAATATTCTCAGATACATAGGCGCTAAATGTTTCCGGTCTGTGTGACAGCAGTACGCAATACTCACCTGTCAGATGCATTTCTTCGAGCTTGGTTTTCAGGATACTTTCTTGTATGGATGAATCTCGGTCGGTAAAATCGGGGTCATCCAGACCGGCAAGCAGTATCGTTTCATTGTTTTTCGCAAGTTCCATCGACTCATCATGGAGAACGATAACTCCTGCGTCAATTAGTGTCTTCTCAAGCTCCTGATATTTTTCGCCGATCCAAGCCTCATGGTTTCCGGTCACATAATAGCACGGTGCAATTTTAACAAGTCGTTGTATGAGGCTTTCCGCAATTTCAATGTTGGTCTTGCTCGAATCCACCAAATCGCCGGTTATAGCGATCATATCTGGCTTTTGTTTTTCAATAAGAGAGACAATATTACCGTTGTTTTTCCCAAAATGTGCGTTGTGTAAGTCGGATACAACGGAAATCCTGTAATGATTGAAAGCCGCAGGGATTTTCTCGCTCAAAACAGTATAATGCGTAATACCTACGGTCACATTTCCCCAAATTGTCCATGTTGTAAGCAAAACTACCAATATTGCTATACCAATAAGGATAAGCTTCTTTTTCAATTGCTCACCTCCGCTGTACACAAATATTTTCATAAAATTATATCATGAATCTGTGAACTTTTCAATCACCCACACCGGGAAGAGGTTTTATAGGCAGCACCACCTTGGGATGACTTCAATTCCGGTTACATCGCCAGTGCAGGCAATCGTGCAGTTTCCAGGCTTGAGAACCGGAAACACTGCACTTTTGACCGTATCGTTTTTGAGGACAGTGCCTTTGAAGCAATTCATCAGCTCACTGTCTATCTCGATGTACTCGTCCAAGTCGGAAATCATCATGCCCCGTCCTTGGGGTTGTATCAGCAGCGCCACCGTACCGCTGCCATAGAGTTTGATGTACGGTCGGCTCTCAAACGCCGTCGGATTGGTAATCGTCAGTTCGGAGGCGTCAGCCGACACCGTCTGCTGTCCCGCAAAGCTGTATTTGAAAGGCTTGCAGTTGAAGGTCACGGTAAAGCTGCCGACCTTGTTTAGCTGCTCCTCAATGTCCAGATTTCCGGAGATGACACCGTAGCGGAAATACTCCGCATCGTAGGAGTCGGTGATCTCATGGTATTTGTCCGGCTCGGAATACAGCCAGCCCTTGATGTCCCGCAGGACAGCGGCAAGTGCGGCTATATTCTTCCGAGCGAGGAACACTGTGTAGGTCACCTTGATGTTGGAAAATCGGCGGTTGGGATTGATGATGTCACCGCTTCTGCCGGGAATGGAGATGAACTCCGCATCGTACTCCGGTGCGGAGAACACGTCCTTCTTCTCGATATGCAGACCGAACTCAGCGGAACTGCGGCCGTTGTAGGTAAAATAGGTCATGCGAATACCACTCCTTTCCGCTGGGCGAACTGATTCGCTGTTTCCATAACTTCGTTGGTCAGCTGACGGATGTCCTCACTGCTGTAATTGTTGAAGTTCGTAATGTTCAGGGCAATGGTGAAAGCGGATGCCGCCTTACCGACCACGCCGTCCACGGCAGAGCGGATCGAGCCGTTCACGTCAAAGTCGGTGGGCAGAGCCGTCTGCATATCGTGAGCAAGGTCGCCCATGACGCCGTTGATGTCCTCTGCCATTCCTTCTGCGGCTTTGACCGCTTCATCGCCGTTGTCGTCAATGGAGCCTGCAAGACCCTTGACCAGCATTTCACCGACCCATGCCATTTCCTTCGAGGGCGAATGGATACCGAAGAAATCGCAGATGCCGTCCCAGATGGAGGAGATCCACCCGGACACCTTGTCCCACAGCCAAGAGGCAAGCTGGGTAATGCCGCTCCACAGTCCCTTGACGATGTTGCCGCCAATCTCCACGATTTTATACATCAGAGAGCCGAAGGCTTTCACGATGCCTGCAATGATCTGCGGCACCGCCTTGACGATCTCCACGATGATGGTAGGCAGATTTTCAATCAGGGCAACGAACAACTGCACGCCTGCCATGATGATCTTATCGATGTTTCCGACCAGAGCATTGACAATGCCGGAGATGATTTGCGGAATCGCCTGTACGATGGTGGTGATGATCTGCGGCAGGGCTTGAATGAGAGAAATCAGCAGGTCGATGCCAGCCTGAATAATGAGCGGTATGGCATTCAGCACGGCAGTGATGATTCCATCAATGATTTTCGGGATGGCTTCCACGATTGCCATAATGATATCCGGCAATGCGGCAACAAGTGAGGTCAGAAGCTGAATGCCTGTTTCGATAATCTGCGGAATGGAGTCCAGCAGAAAAGTGATAATCCCGTTGATGATCTCAGGCAGAGCGGCAATCAGAATCGGAATCGCATCCAGAAGTCCCTGCGCCAAGCCTGTAATCAGCTGTAATGCCGCATCCAGAATCATTGGCAAACTGTCCACCAAACCTTGTACGATGGTGACAATGGCCTGCACCGCTGCCGGAATGAGCGTGGGCAGTGCATCCGCAATGCCTGTCACAAGTGTAGACACCAGCTGAACCGCAGCCTCAATAAGCAGTGGCAGATTCTCAATCAGCGTATTCACGATGGTCATGAGCGCGGACACCGCCGCCGGGATAAGCTGCGGAAGCAAAGAAAGCAGCGTTTCCAGCACCTGCGAGAACAGTTCGGTGACTGCTTCCAGCAGTGTGGGCAGCAATTCACCCACAGCCGTCAGCAGAGCATCCAGCGCCGTGGGCAGAGCCGCCACGATGTTTTCAATGACCGGCGTGATGTTTGCCACCACGGTCTTGAAGGCATCCACCATGTTGTTGCACAGCAGCTCCATGTCAGCGTCCGCATCGCCGAAGCCTACAATGAGGTTCGACACGGCGGATTTCAGTGCATTGACAGAGCCGGAAATGGTAGCTTCGGCTTCCTTGGCAGTTGTGCCCGCAATGTCCATGCTCTCCTGCATGACATGAATGGCTTCCACCACATCCGCATAAGAGGAGATGTCGTACTTGACACCGGATATTTTCTCCGCATCGGCAAGCAGACGCTCCATTTCCTGTTTCGTTCCGCCGTAGCCCAGCTTGAGGTTGTCGAGCATGGTGTAGTTTTGCTTGGCAAAACCCTGGTAGGCGTTCTGGATGGAGGACATATCCGTGCCCATCTTATTGGCATTGTCGGACATATCCGTGATTGCCATATCCGCATACTTTGCGGCTTTCTCGGTATCGCCGCCAAGAGACTGGATGAGGCTTGCAGAGAACCCTGTGACCGTTTCCATGTACTCGTTGGCAGAAAGTCCTGCCGTTTTGTATGCGTTGGCGGCGTACCGCTGGATCTCCTGCGAGGAGTCCTTGAACAGGGTGTCAACACCGCCGACCAGCTGCTCATAGTCTGCATAAGCGGCGATGACCTCTTTTCCGAGCTTCACGGCGGCGGCACCTGCGGCAACGGCAACTGCACCGAGTGCCACACCTACGGTTTTGAGAACCTTGCCGAAGCCTTCAAACTTACTGCCGGATTCCTCCGCAGCTTTGCCGCCCTCCTTGATGGCTTTCTCGTTTTCGTCCAGCTCCCGGTTCATGTCGTTGAGGGCGGCTTCGGCATTGTTGAGTTGGATCTGCCAGTTCTGGGTGCGGCGGTCATTCTCTCCGAAAGAGGTGGCGGCATTCTGCAGAGCCTTGCGAAGGGTGTCGATTTTTGTAGTCTGCTCGTCGATCTCTTTTCGCAGCACCTTATTCCGTGCGGCGAGAGCCTCCACGGATTTGTCGTTCTTATCGAACTGAGAGGTGGCGAGCTTCATTTCGGAGCCGAGCACCTTGAAGGACTGGTTGATGTCTGCCAGTGCTTTCTTGAATTCTTTTTCGCCCTCAAGACCGATCTTCAGTCCGAAACTATCTGCCATTCGCCGTCACCTCCTTAAATGCCGTCCGGGATAATATCGTCAATGTAGTGTTCGTGAGCAGGAATAGCCTGCCCGTTATACTGTTTGTGGCACTCCCACAGATCCAGCAGCAGACCAAACGGCATCAGCCACACCTCATCCTGGCTGAGATGCAGGTGGGCAAGGCCGTAATAAAGAAGCCGGGTAAACAGCTCCGCATCGGAGACCGTTACCCGACTTGCGCGTTTTTTGCGTCTTTCTCACTTTCCACATTCCGCTTGGTGCCCTTGTAGAGCGCCTCCGTAATGGCGGTTTTGTATCCGGCGAGGTCGAGGGGCGTGGTCAGAAGCTCCACCACATCCTCCGTGAGCAGCTCCTTGGGGTGCTCCTTGTCCTTGAGGTTGTGAATGAGGATGCTCTGATTTGCCAGAAGCGTGATGAGCCACACGATCTCTCCGATAGCCATTTCAAAGTTCTCTGACTTCATCAGCTTCTCGCCGAGGTTTTCCAGCCCGCCATAGCGACCGGCGATCTCCTTGGTGGCTTTGGTTGTGAGGAGCAGCGTGTACTCCTCGTCACCGATGTTGATAACTGCGGTTCTTTCGTTATCCATTGTGCGTTACCTCCGTTAACCTTGTTTTTCGGGTGTCGTGGTATAGGTCGGCTCATAGACTTCCTTATACCAGTTCGTGATAGTCGCAGCGGTCACATCGCCCTCCAGTGCCTCCGCTTTCCACGGGTGCTTGCCGCCTGCGTCTGCCTTGTTGCGGCGCAGAATGGTGCCTTCAATGGTCGGCGTGGAGAAGGTAATGCTGTCGCCCTTGGTGGCAAGGTTCGTCGCCGGAATACCGAATTTCACGCGGTACAGCCAGTAATACTTGTACTTGCCGTTGGACTTCTTGGCACGAAAGCCCACCGCCACGGGATCACCGCCGTCCTCGGACGCGGAAATGAGCACCTTGTTTTTGTCGATGGTCGCACCTGTGAGGTCGGATGCCGCCGTAGAGCCGATATCGTCAATGCCGAGGGAGAGCGTGCCGGACTTGAATTCCTTCACAATCTCCGAAGCACCGTCATCGGCATAGAGCGTAGCCTCTGCCAGTTCCACCGAAAGGTCAGCGGAGATGGCTTTCGCAAGCTGAGACGGCGTACCGTAGGTTTCTTCACCGGCGTCGTTCTCGGTGATTTTTGCGTAATACAGCCTGTCAAGACCGATAGTCGCCATAATTTATTCCTCCAAATCGTAGATTTGCGCCACATCAATGGCGTAGTGATGGTAGCCGGTCTCGGTCTCAAAGCCGATGTACCGGCGGTCGGTAATATAAAAGTCCGCACCAAGCAAGGCACGGACGAGTGCATTTTTCAGTTTGGTGTAGCTGCCCTTTGTGAAGAGGGACAGCCGTGCCTCCTGCGTTTCGCAGCCTGGGGCGTTGTCGGCGTGAAGCTCTAAGTTGTCCGACAGCGGCGTGATGACCAGATAGGTGTCCGGTGCTTTGCCGGAGAACACACCCGTTTCCACTGGAACACCGCAATGCTCGGCGATGGTTTGTAAATCGGATAGCAGGCTCACAGCTTTTCCACCTCCTCGTCCAGTGCCTTGGTCATGGCATCGATGCACTCCTGCCGAGATGCCGTTTTCGCAGGTTTCAGAAACGGTTTTGCAGGCTGCCCGTGCTTGCCGTATTCGAGAATGTTGGCAAGTTTGGCGTTGCTGCCGCCGTCCGAGCGAGGTTCGGCGAAACCGACCTTGATGTCGTGGTTACCGTCCCGGTTCAGCTTGGAGGGAGAAAGGCCAAGCGCACCTTCCAGTTCGCCTGTGGTGCGGGATTTGAACTTTGTCCCTCTGCCAATAGCGGAGGAGAGATTGCTCTTGACCTTTTTCAGCACCACCTCGCCACCGGCCTGCAGGACGGTATCCGCAACGCTGTCAAAGTTGCTGCCGAGCTTGGAAATCTTCAGAAGGAAATCCTCCGGCATTTTCATGTCGCACTTAGCCAATGGTCGGCACCTCCTTTTTCGCCAGTACCTCGATGTACATTCCACGACCCTTTACATTCTCCACGGACACAATATCGTAGCGACAGTCATCGCAGATGAGAAAATGATCGGTAGTAACCGTCAGCCCCGGAATACGCCGAAAGCGGAACAGGTCGGTCGCTTCGCTGAATGCAGCGAGGTTTGCCCACCGCTGACTGCCGTGCCGACCTTCCCGGTACACACGGACGGAAGCGAGGACTTCATTCTCGGAATGGGTAAAGCCCTCGCTGTCCTTGACTTGACGGTTTTCCACGATGTCGGCAAAGCCGTTCATTTTTCCGAAACTCATACCTGCCACCGCCTATCCAACCGGAGCAACTGATTGACGGTATTCCACACCTGCTGTGCCGCTCCGGTGTTATCCGCAAAAAAGCCACCCGTGCTGCCGTCCCGGCTTTCATAGAAGTGGGACGACAGCATGATGACGGCTTGCTCTGTAGTGGGCGGCATGGGGTTCTCCGTGTAATAGCCCTCCGGGATGTGCTGGTAGCTTTCGGCGTAAGAAACAGCGGCAGTGATGTAGCTTTTCAGCAAGGCATCATCTGCCGTATGTTCCAGGATAAGGTTGGCTTTCACTTTGGAAAGAAGCTCGTCCATCACCGCCGCCTCCTTCCTTATTCGGTTTTCAGCTTGAGAATCTGAACGGCTTCGGGGAGAATGAGTTTGCCGTCCACACGCTCCTTGGCAACGAAACCGATCATGCCGTTGCCCGCGAACAGCTCATTGAGCTGCTTGAAGGAACGGGTGCCGCGGTCGCCGATGTTGTAGTAGCTGTAATCGCCGAACGCAATAGCATTCTCCGGCGCATACGCAGAGGTGTGAACCGTGTAGCCGAGAATACGATCCGGTTCGCCTGCCTGGTAGGAAGGCTGCCAGATGTATGCACCGTTGTTGTCCTTCAGCTTGCGGATCTGTGCGATAGTCTTGTCGTTCATGATGAAAGAGGCAGACTTGCGGTAGGGACGCTTCAGTGCATGGATGAGTGTGATGAGATCATCACTCTTGAGTGCCGCAGTAAGCGTTTCTGCCACATGACCGCCGCCAGTCACCGCAAACAGACCGAGGGGCTGACCGACACCGGTGCCGTTGAGGAATGCGTCCTCCTCGGCATTGGCGAGTGCCTTGCCAAACTCGGTAAGAATGTAATCCTCCAGCTTGAACGCATTGTCGTAGAGCAGTTCCTCGGTCACCTTGATAGCAACATGGAGCTTATGCGCATCCAGAAGGATCTGTGCAAAGGTGGCGTCACCGAAAGAGAGTGCGCCGCCTTCCTCGATCCACGCAGCGGCAGGTGCGGTCGCAGCAATATTGATCTTATGCTCACCGGATGTGGTGATGGTGTGACCGAGCTTTCGCATGATGTTTTCCTCGGAAAGCGTCTGAATGAGGCGGGAATCATACTCCTCGGGTACGAGGTAGCCGCCGTCAGCGTCAACACCCTCGCGAAGGACATCGCTCACCTGGTGGAAGTTGCTGCGAAGGGCGGTAAGCATTCCGGTGCGGTAGGCGTCGGAAGCACGGCCGGTCTTGGGCTTCTCGTCAGCGGTGGACTTGCCGTTCATGGGCTTCTCAGTAATGGGAGAAGAAGTGGGCTTATTCAGCTGTGCTTCCATTGCGGACATGGCTTCCATGCGCTCGATCTCGGCACCGTAGTCCTGCACCTTCTTTTCCATCTGAGCATAGGTCTTGGCATCCTCTTCGGAAAGAAGGCCGTCCTTGTCGCGCTTGGTTTCCACAAATGCCTTTGCAGCGTTCCAAGCCTTGTTGCGCTTTTCACGCAGTTCGTTGATAGTCATATTGAATTACCTCCAGTTTTTAATGAGATTGAGCCGCTCCATAAGGTCATCGGCTTTTTGTGTACGGTTGGATTTCGGGGTGATGGCGCATTTTGCGGCGATCTTCTCCATGAGAGAGTTCACCACATTCGCCTTGGAATACAGCATGGAAACTGTGGGGACAGTCATGTCCTCGGTCTCATCGGCACGGCTCATGATTCCGTCCGCAAATCCAAGCTCCACAGCCTTGTTTGCATCCATCCAAGTTTCGGCATCCATGAGATGAGACAGTTTTGCACGAGACAGCCCCGTCTTGATCTCATAGGCGTTGATGATGGAATCCTTAACGCTTGAGAGCATATCGATGGCTTTCTGCATTTCCTCCGAATTGCCGAATGCCGCAGTCATGGGGTTGTGGATCATGAGCATGGACACCGGGGACACCAGCACCTTCGTGCCTGCCATAGCGATGACGGATGCTGCGGATGCCGCAATGCCATCGATTTTCACGGTCACATCACCCTTGTAGTCCATGAGCATATTGTAGATTTGAGCCGCCGCCACGCAGTCACCACCGGGCGAGTTGATCCAGACGGTGATATTCCCGGAGCCAGACATCAGCTCATCCTTGAAAAGCTGCGGTGTGACATCATCGTCAAACCAGCTTTCTTCGGCGATGGTCCCGTTCAGAAACAGTGTTCTCTCCTGAATCTGCTCCTGTGTCTCCTGATTGGTCACCGTTCGGTTCTTCCAATTCCAGAATTTCTTCATCGGATTTTTCCTCCTTTCCGTTTTCGGTGTTGATATTCGCAAAAGCCCCGGCATTTTTCAGCGGGAGCATATTGCCGTTAATGAGGTACAAATCGCCGCCATCCTCTGCCGGGATACGGTCGAGGTTTTCCAACTCTCGGATGTCGTTGGCGGACATCCAGCCGTTCTGCCGCCCGATGGCGTACCCGTTCATGCGGCTCTGGTAATCGCCGCGCAGCAGACCTTCCAGATTGAACTTCACAAAATACACAGCTTTTTCGTCCTTGGACAGAAGCGACCGCTGAATGGACTGCTCCCAGCGAATGACCCAAGGGTCAAGGGTGTACTTCACGAACTCAAGGGACTGCTGCTCAATATTAGAAAAGCTCGACTTTTCCAGGTCACCGACCATGTGGGGCGGGACTCGGAAAATTCGAGCGATCTCATTGATTTGGAATTTGCGTGTTTCGAGGAACTGCGCCTGCTCCGGCGAGATACCGATGGGCGTGTATTTCATGCCTTCCTCCAGCACAGCGATTTTGTTCGCATTGCCGCTGCCGCCGAAGGTAGACTGCCAGCTCTCCCGCACACGCTGCGGGTCTTTGATGGTGCCGGGGTGTTCCAGCACACCACCCGGTGCGGCACCGTTGGCGAAGAATTTCGCGCCATACTCCTCACAGGCAATCGCCATGCCGATGGCGTTCTTTGCCATAGCGATGGGGCTGTAGCCAACCAAGCCATCAAAGCCGAGTCCGGGGATATGCAGCACATCCGAAGGCTGAAGCGTTACGGCGAACTCCTTGTTCTTGATAGCCTCGTCTGTGCCACGGTAATAGGTGTAGTACAGGCGACCATCCTCGTCTCTGTCCACCGACATCTTGTTCGGCATCAGGGGGTACAGCGCCACGATCTCATTTTTGCCGTTGCGGATAATCTGCGCATAGGCGTTGCCCCAGAGGAGCAGGTGCGTCATGAGGGTTTCCCGGAACACGAAGGAACTCATCTCCGGGTTCGGCTCATCGTGAAGCAAGCGGTAGAGCGGATGGTCAAGCGCCATTGCCTTGCCGCCGTTGTCCGTGTATTTATAGAGGTGCAGCGGCAGACCCGCGACAGCCTCAGACAGGATGCGGACACAGGAATACACGGCGGTCATCTGCATGGCGGAGCGTTCCGTCACTGCTTTACCGGAAGTAGTACCGCCGAAGAAGAAAGCATAATTGCTGCCTGCTGTTCTGTCTTGAGGCTTGTCCCTTGATTTGAAAAACCCCGAAAAGATACCCACTTAAATCACTCTCCTTCAAAATGAGCAAAAGAAAAGCACCTGCTCATACGAACAGATGCTTTGAAATATTCAGATATTTTGGCTCTTATTTCAATTCTGCATTCCAACTTGAAATAACGGCTCAGTATATGCTTGCTTGTTTCATTTTCTATGATAATCGGTTCTTGCGAAGTTTCCGACTTGAACTGCAAAAACCTTTGATTTCGCTCCGAAAATGCAGTGCTTATTCGCTGAGCAGCCAGTCAATCAAATTCAGTGACTTTATGCCATCATAGGAATTGATGAAGCTGCGATCCATAGAAAGCACGATTTTTTCGTAGTTATCCCCAATCATACGCAGCGGACGAAGCTCCCGTTCACGGGTCTCCGCGGAAAGCATACTTTCCGTTACCTGAATATATACCTTGTTGTTCGGCTTTTCCGCAACGAAGTCGACCTCCGTCTCTCCGACCTTCCCGATATATACCCGATAGTCACGGCGCAGCAGTTCCAGAAATACGATATTCTCAATGATATGCCCGCGATCTGCATCTCGGTAGCCCAGAAGCATATTGCGAAAACCCATGTCGATGATATAGTTCTTTCCAAGAGTTTTGAGCAGCTGCTTTCCTTTTACATCATACCGACCGACAGAGAAGAATACAAACGCATTGCGGAGCATGGAAATATATTTATCCACCGTTTTTCCCGCAATGTTCTTCTGCTTGCCGGTTTGAATGTCGCCCTCGTTGGAGAGTACATTTCCGATGCTGTTCGGAGAAGTGATACTGCCGATATTGGAGCATAAAAACAGCATGATTTTTTGAAGCATGGCTTGATCTGTGCCATTATTGCGCTGCAAAATATCACGCAGCACCACGGTCGAATAGATACCTTCCAGTGCCTGATTGCTTCTCGCTTCGTTGAACTTGTATTCTCTCAGAATCGGCATTCCTCCGAACTGGAGATACTTCTGGAACTTTTCGTCCATTGTCACATCGGGGGCAAACTCATAGAAGTCCAAAAACTCCTTGAAGGACAGCGGTAGCACCCGTATCTCTACATATCTGCCGGAGAGCAGCGTAGAAAATTCCGTGGACAGCAGATAGGCATTGGAACCCGTGATATAAATGTCTACATCATAATCCAAGCGGAAGGACTCGATTGCTTTTTCCCAATGCTCTACAGTCTGCAGTTCATCGAATATAAGGTATGTCTTTCCGTCTTTAGCGATCTGCTTGCTGACATAATCATAAAAAGAAAGGTAATTGTTCAGGTCACGGTAACGCAAGGATTCCATATTCATGTGAACGATCCGGGAATCCGGCACGCCATTCTCCGACAGATAGTGATGAAACAGATCCAGCAAGGACGATTTTCCGCAGCGGCGAATACCTGTAACGATCTTCACCAGATCCACATCTTTGTTTTGAATCAGCTGATTCAGATATTGGGGGCGGTTGATCAATTCAGCCATAATGCACCTCCTGACTTTCTTGATTCTATTATACCCGAAAAATCAAAAAAGTCAATAGTTTTGGAGTTATAAGTCTGAAACTCTGCTGAATAATAGAGTTTCCGACTTTATTCGACCGATATTTTGGCGATGGACCTCAAATGAACAACAGCCCACGGCTATCATAGACCGAAGCGCCGTTATCATTGCCGCAGCGGATAGCACGGTCAAGCGCCATGATCGTTGCCACGGCACCGTCGATTTTCTCTGTGGATTTCTCTTTGTCCGGCTTGATGTTGCCTGCCGGGTCGGTGCGGATGAAAATGTTGTCCATCATCCAGCGGAGGACAGGTTGCCCGCCGTGGGCAATGCGCTGTTCCAGCACCAGTTTCATCAGTTCCTTGGTGGGTGGGGACATATCCTTGAAGCCCTGTCCGAAAGGAACGACCGTGAAGCCCATGCCCTCAAGGTTCTGCACCATCTGCACTGCGCCCCAACGGTCGAAGGCTATTTCTCGAATATTAAAACGCTCACCCAGGCTTTCGATGAACTTTTCGATGTAGCCGTAATGAACGACATTGCCTTCCGTGGTCTGTAAAAAGCCCTGCCGCTCCCACACATCGTATGGCACATGGTCACGCCGGACTCGGAGGTCGAGGTTGTCCTCCGGTATCCAGAAGTACGGCAGGATGATGTATTTGTCGTTCTCATCTTCCGGCGGAAACACCAGAACGAATGCTGTAATATCCGTTGTGGAGGACAAGTCCAGACCGCCGTAGCAGACGCGACCTTCCAGATCATCCTCGCAGACAGTGAATTCGCATTTGTCCCACTTGTCCATCGGCATCCAGCGCACCGCCTGTTTCACCCACTGGTTAAGTCTCAGCTGCCGGAAGGAGTTCTCCTCGCCGGGGTTCTGCTTGGCAGACTCGCAGGCGTCCTTCACCTTGTCGATGCCGACCGTGATGCCGAGGGACGGATTGGCTTTCTTCCAAACCTTCGGGTCTGTCCAATCGTCCGATTCCTCCGCACCGTAGATGACGGGATAGAAGGTGTGGTCGATCTTGCGTCCCTCGATGATGTCCTTGGCCTTCTGGTGGATCTCATAGCAGATGGACTTTGTATCGTTTCCGGCTGTAGTGATGAGGAAATACAGCGGCTGCATCCGGGCATCGCCGGAGCCTTTGGTCATGACGTCAAAGAGCTTGCGGTTCGGCTGCGTGTGCAGTTCATCGAATACCACACCGTGGGTATTAAATCCGTGCTTGTTGCCGACATCGGCAGAGAGCACCTGGTAGATACTGCCCGTTGGCTGATAAATGAGCCGTTTCTGGGAATCCAGTATCTTGACCCTCTTGGAAAGAGCCGGACACATCCGCACCATGTCGGCCGCCACATTGAAAACGATGGATGCTTGCTGACGGTCGGCGGCACAGCCGTAGACCTCGGCGCGTTCCTCTCCGTCACCGCAGGTGAGCAGAAGTGCCACCGCAGCGGCAAGTTCGGACTTGCCCTGCTTTTTCGGAATCTCGATGTATGCCGTGTTGAATTGCCGGTAGCCGTTGGGCTTGAGGACACCGAAAATGTCCCGGATAATTTGCTCCTGCCAGTCAATAAGCTCGAAGGGCTTTCTCGCCCAGGTGCCTTTGGTGTGACACAGACTTTCGATGAACATGACGGCATAATCCGCTGCGTCCGTATCATAGTGGGAAGTTTTCTCCATGAACCTTGTGGGCTTATATGTTTTCAGTTTTCTCGTAGAGACCACCTCCGAGGTATAAAAATAGCCGCCACCGAAATCGGTGCGACCTTCCGTACAACGAGCAGCAGCCCCTTTCGGAGCCGTTGCTTTGAAATTTCGGTTTTTTACCAGTTCTCGCTGTGGAGCAGAAGCTCCAGCGCAAGCTGCGTGTTCTCATCGGTGGGCTCAATGTCCCAACCTCTGTCGTAGTTGCAGACGATGTATCCGTTGCGCTTTAACATGAGCTTGGAAATGCGTCCGCCCTCGATGCCCCACTCGGAGCCATTGTCGTACTGCTTCATCCAGTAGTGAAAAACCTCGCCGTTAACTCTGATGCTGCCTTCTTTCCACATGATCGTGTACCTCCGTTTGTTTTGTTGTGAGTGTATATTACCGTCATGTTCGGGATATATCCAGTCATTTTGGAGGCATATAGTACACGATCATTCGGAGTAAAAACTGTGTATATTACAGCGGTTCTCCCGTGAGGATGAAATGCACATACTCGCCTCGGTGTTCTTCGAGGAATACCACCAGCTCGTAAAACCGCATCTCATTGGCAATGTACTGTACCATCGGCACATCAAACATATTCGTGCGGCCGGTCTTGCGGATGGCGAGGATCTGTTCTCGGACTTTCTCAGGCATTGTCGCACCTCCGGCAGATGTCCTCGCCGTAGGCCACGCTCAGACCGCAGCCGTTATCCCAAGCGACCATGATGGAGCCGATATCGTCGACACCACGCACAGTGCCTTTCGTGCCGACGGGCGGTGCTTGGGGGTCGTCCATCCGAACAAGCTCTACACGGCTGCCGACCGGATATTCCTTTCGGACACGTTCGACAGTCTCTTTACTCGGAAATCTCATGCTGCGCACCTCCGTTTCTGAAAGCCGAAGAGCCGGAGAGGTTCTTTAGCAGTATTTTTCGAGCAGCTTTGTATTCATCACCAATGAAACCCAGCCGAAGCAGGAAACAACGGAATGCATACTTCTCATTTTCAATCGGTTTTTCGGAAGAATTGACACGGCTTTGATTTCGTGCCATTTCACACAGCTTGCAGATAAAGGTGTCATAGGCTTTCATCGCGTCCGGGGTTGGAGTCGCCGGGAACCAAGGGAAGGATACCTTCGTGTCCGTGATTTCCAGTGGCAGGTCATTCACGCCGAGGGCTTTCTTGATAAGGCTGCCCTTGGCGGCAATGAGTGCCTTGAGGTTTTCAAGATTGCTGTCTGTGAACAGGCCCTTCGGCATGGAAATGCAGACGGCACAAGGCTCGTCCTCGGCATCGGTGTGGCTCTGGTCAATATCGAAGCCCTCATCGTAGATATGCTCAAGCAATCTTTCAATGACCTCGCTGTCGGCACGGTCATCAAAGGAAAGGCTGCCGTTTCGGTCGATGGTGAAGTAATCCACCTCATAGTTGAATGTGGGCGCACCGCAGTACTTTGCGGGGACACCGAGCCAGTTGGAGATGGTCTGTACCAGCCGCTTGCGCTCTGCACCATTCACATGAAAATTCAGTTCCATTCAGAATCCCTCAACCCAAGCAAAAATAATACCGCGTCGGAAAACCCGGCACGGTAATAGTAGTTCATTGTCTCGCCGTCTGTCACAGAGTAGGCATTTTCGCAATCGGTCAGCAGGATGCGCTGTTCGGCAGAGAGCGTATTTCTCAGCTTGTTGGCACACACGGACAGCCGCTCGATGGCATCGGACAATGATTCGTTCGGTCTGCTGCCGCAATCATTGATGCGCTCCAGTATAAAGGCATCCACGGCAGTTTTCATTGCTTCGTTTTTCATAGTAGCACTCCTTTCGTTTGGCGTACTACATATATTGCTCAGATTTCGCTGAATAGCAAGTCCTATCTGCCGGAAATGCTACATTCTACGATGTGAACAAGACATCGGCTTCATTTGCACTCCCAATTGGGTACAAAGATTTTGACTGGGACACCTATCTTTTTACAGTTGTCGATCACGAATTTCGTGCCGTGGGATGTTCCGTCCCAGAAAGCCAATACAAGGTCTGCATTCTGGATGATCGTAATATTCCGCTTGAGGGGTGCGGAGCGGCCGAACTTCTCATATTCCGGGAGAAATTCCGTCAGTTTGATTCCGTGTGTCTGCGCATAGCTCCTTGCACAGTTATCAACACCTCTCGCACCGCCGGAAACGATCTCCGTTACATTGTCCGGCAGATATTTCCCGAGGTCATCCACCATAAGCCCTCTTGAACCGATTACAGCAACACGCATTTTCAAGCCGCCTCCAAAATTTATTGTAGATATACCGTATATTCATTTAGAACATTGTAGCACATGATGGACATAAAATAAACATACAATATGTTTATGGAGAGGTGACCGTATGGCTATCAAGAGCGTTTCAATACGCATAGAGGAAGAAATGCTTGAAAAACTCGGCTTTGTTGCTGATTATGAAGGACGTTCCGTGAACAGCCACATTCTTGTGCTGATTCGTGAGAACATCAAAAAGTTTGAAGAGCAGAACGGCGAGATCAACGGAAGCATTCGTCCGGATGTCAATGTGAAGCCCACCAGGAAAAACTGATGAGATCGAGGAGCGGTCAATCCGCTGCCTCGATTTTTTCTGCCCACACGATACCGCAGAGCACGAACCATACGCACGGGAGCGCCACACCGTTGCCCCACATCTTATATTCCGCACTGTCGGAATACGGGTCTTTCAGCCACTTTGCGGCCTGCTTGTCGGACTTCATCTTGCAGCCGGTCACTTCGGAGTAGGTCTTGAACACCTTGTGCCAGAAGTACATTTCCTCATCGGACGGTTTTTCCGTACCGAGGTCGGCACACCAGTTGTCCGGGAAGCCTTGGAGTCTGGCGCACTCGGTGGGTGTCAAACGGCGGACGGTGTATCCGCTTTGGATAGCGCCCGGTCCTTTTGCCACCAGTGTCGGCTGAAGCTCCTTTTCAAAGGTCGGAGCGAACTTGGCGTTCTGCCCCTGGTTGAAGGTGTCCCTGCCAATGCCGTAGCAGACAGCGGTCGGGTCTTTGTAATCCCGTGCGAGGACGGTCGGCGCTTTTTCCTTGGAAACCTGGGTGAAGCTGCCCGTGGTCATGGCATAAACGGCATGGCGGTCAACGGTATTTAAGGTGAAGCTGACATCTTCGTTGATGCCGTCACCCTGAGGACCATTTTTGTTCTCACGACCGATCATGGAGCCTTGCAGTACAAAGGTCTGCTGCTTTGTTCCGGCATTGGCGCACACCACAGCGGAGCGGTCACCGAGGTCACGAACTTCATCACGCTGATTTTGCGTGAAAGCTACCACGGCGATGCCGCCCTGGTTGCAGGAGGGATTGCCGCCGTTGCCGTCAAGCGTCCGTGCGGTTTCCGCTTCGTAGATCCCGCTGTGGGGATTATCCGACTTCATGGCATTGGAATCCTTGGAGCAGATGCCGAAGGGCTGAAGAACGCAGGTGAAGTTCTCCTTGTCCGGCATCCGCTGACTGCCGCCGGCATTCTGCTTGGTGAGGGTCGGAGAAACCTGTCCGCCGTCCCAGCCGCAAGGCTCGAACAGCGTCTGGTCGTTGTTGCAGGACAGAGTTGCGGATTTGTTTTTCTGAATGAGTGCGCCCTTGCCGCCGCCTTCACAGCCGGAGCGGATCTTCATCACAAGCGGCACATTGTTGCCACCTGTACCCATGCGGGAGGTCAGCGTCTGCACATTGCCATCGTCGGAAAGTTTGACCCTGCTGTCGGTCGGATGGTTTTCCAGCGCCACCGCCGCAGGAACAACGCCTGCACGGAGCGTGGGAGAACACTCTTCCTTATAGCCGATGGTGCGGCTCTTGGCAGAATGCTCGGTGCAGAAGCCCGCCGACTCCATGACACATGGCGGATGGTGTGCTTCCGCTCGGAGCGTGGAGGTAACCTCCTCTGTGATGTCCATGCGGTTGCCGCCCTGGTCGTTCAGCACGATGCCGTTACGACCGGTACTTATTCCGCAGTTCACGCCGAGGGTGGCGGAAGTGTCGTCCGTCAGACTGCCGTTGTATCCATCGAAGCCTGTCGCTCCAACGCAAGGCGTAAAACTTCCGGCAGCTCTTTGCCACGAGCGGAAGCCCTCCGCAGAATACCCAGACAGGCCTTCTGACTCAAATAGTATTTTTCCGGCACCTCTGCCTGCAAGATCTGCGACAAGGTAGATGCGGCGTCTGCGTTGGGGAACTCCCCAGTATTGTGCATCAAGAGTTCGGTACGCAACGCTCCATCCGTCTCCCATGTAAAGGTCGGCGTAGGGCCATCTTGCCTTCTCAGGCATAGGCACCTCGGTCTCCGGCTCGGCGATGCCGATGACCGCTTCGAGGACGGCTTTGAAGTCCTCGCCCTTGTTTGAGGAGAAGGCACCGGGAACATTCTCCCAACAGATCCATCTTGGATATTTGCCATCGGTGGCACACCTCATTTCTTTGATGATTCGGACGGCTTCGTAGAAGAGGCTGGAACGGGAGCCGTCCAAGCCGTCCCTTCGGCCAGCAATGCTCATGTCCTGGCACGGGCTACCGAAGGTGATAATGTCCACGGGTTCGATTCTGCCGCCGTCCATAGCGGAGATGTTCCCGTAGTGCTTCATAAAAGGCAGGCGCTTGGTGGTCACTCGAATGGGAAACGGCTCGATCTCCGACGCCCACACGGGAGTGATCCCGGCAAGCAGTCCACCCAACGGGAAGCCCCCGGAGCCGTCAAACAGGCTTCCGAGGGTCAAAGGCTTATTCATCATGGGGTGCTACCTCGCTATACTTGTATTCCTTGCCGTCACGCAGGACGCTGACCTTCTCATCCGTGCCGATCTGCTCGATGTACCTGCGGACAATGACGTCGCAGAATTTTTCGTCCAGTTCGATGGTGCAGCAGATACGGTCGGTCTGCTCACAGGCTATGAGCGTGGAACCGGACCCACCGAAGGGGTCGAGAACTACAGAGTTCGCCATAGAGCTGTTCTGAATGGGATAGGCCAGAAGCGGAATCGGCTTCATGGTGGGATGGTCGCCGTTCTTCTTGGGCTTGTCGAACTCCCAGATAGTGGACTCCTTGCGCCCCGTATACCACTGGTGCTTACCTTTCTTCTTCCAACCGTAAAGGCACGGCTCGTGCTGCCACTGATAGGGACTGCGACCCAGCACGAGGGACTGCTTTTTCCAGATACAGCAGCCGGAGAGATAGAACCCTGCGGCATCAAACGCCTTGCGGAAATTCAGCCCCTCGGTGTCGGCGTGGAACACATAGATGGACGCATCATCCGCCATGACCTTCTCCATATTGGAAAAGGCATCGAAGAGAAAGTAAAAAAACTTCTCCGATGCCATGTTGTCGTTTTTGATTTTCCCGGCACTGCCCTCGTAGTTCACATTGTAGGGCGGGTCGGTAATAACGAGGTTCGCCTTGCGGCCGTCCATGAGGGCTGCGTAGGTTTCTTCTTTGGTACTGTCACCGCAGACAAGCCTGTGTCTGCCCAGAGTCCAGACATCACCGGACTTGGTGAAGGTCGGCTTCTGCAGCTCGGCATCCACATCGAAATAGTCATCCTGGATATCCTTGCCGTCATCGAACAGCTTAGAAAGTTCCTTCTCATCAAAGCCGGTGAGCAGCGGGTCAAAGTCCGCCGCCTGCAAGGCTTCAATCTCCACACGCAGGAGTTCTTCATCCCAGCCCGCGTCCATCGCCATGCGGTTGTCGGCAATGATGTAGGCTTTCTTCTGGGCTTCGGTGAGGTGGTCAGCAAAGACGCACGGCACCTCGGTGATGCCTTCCTCCTTGGCAGCAAGAATACGACCGTGACCGGCAATAACGCCATAGTCACGGTCGATGATGACGGGATTGATAAAGCCGAACTCACGCAGCGAGGAACGGAGTTTGTTGATCTGCTCCGGTGAGTGGGTTCGGGCATTGTTCACATAGGGAACGAGTTTCACAATGGGGACGAGTTTCATTTCGGTGGTCGTTTTCATCAGGCCAGCCCCCATTCCGCAAACTTCTCGAAACCGCCAACTGATTGGATGTAGTTCCGGGCAATCTCCACGATTTCGGCGTAGGGTCTGCCGTCCACAGTATCGTCCCCGATGGCGCAGCAGAGCGTCACGGCCTTGCCGGTTTCCTGTGCTTTGAGGAAAGCGTAGATATTCACGGATACATCCGCCTTGGACAGATCCTTGCCGTGCAGACCGCCGCCGGTCACCGAGTCAGCCATATCCGAACCGAGCTTGCGGTTGGTCGCGCCGGTGTCTACATCTGTTCCGCCCGTCCAGTCACCGAGCGGATTGATCTCAGCATCGGGATACAGCTTTCGGAGTGCATCCGAAGGCGCATTGCTCTGGCAGAGGATGAGCCGGTCGCTGTCCAGGATGTACTTGCCGTCATTTGGATACACGGAGAAAATATTCCGTGCGATTTGCGACAGCATTTTCTGCTCCTCGGTTACGGGCATTCCTTTGAAGATGCCGTTATCGCCGCAGCGGACGCCGTCTGCCTGGTTGTCGGCAAGGTGACCGTCCTGCGGCACTTCCACATAGTCCACAGCGAGGTTTCCAGCAATGCGGTGAACGGCGGCGGTGATTTCCTCTATCGGAATACTCACCGAAGCCTCCGCAATGATGTGGCACACGCCGTGACCGATGAGCACTTCCACGGCGATGCGGGGATTTTCTGCTTTCTTGTATGCCAGGTCAACGAGCGCACCGGCAATTCTGTCTGCCACCTTATCCGGGTGGCAGGGATTTACTTTTTCAAACATGGTGTTACCCCTTTCTCGCACGGAGCAGGCGTTCCATAAGGTCGTCCTGCGGCGTTGACTCGCCGTATTCCGTACTGCAGTTTTCTTTCACGATCTGGAAAATCTCATTCCAGAGCCGAACCGCCTGGTTCATGTAGTTGATGCCGATGTTGATAAACGGAGACGGGATCGGCTTTCCTGTGGTGGGGTGCTTGGAGAGGAAACCCATGCGGTTGGTCATTTCCTCGCACTGCACCCAACGGGCGGAACACATGGCGTAGCGCTCCAAAAGCTGCGGCGACACCTTTGCGGCGCAGCCGATGCCTTTGAGCCATTGCCAGGTTTCCGTGTAGATTTCCTGTGCCTGCAGGACGCTGCCGTCCCGCTGCTCGGCAGAAAGAAAATCATGGGGCTTCGGCATAGCAACACCCTCGACTTCGGGAATATCCAGCACTTCAAGTTTTCTGCCGCCGGGATTCCCGTTTTCGGCTTTCTCCTTGACTGCGGATTTCTTCCTTCCCGCACCGGGTCTTGCACCGCCGCGCCCGCCTGTGTTATTCGATTTTGTGGGCATCCGAGCTCACCTCCCTTAATTACCCTTTTGATTTTGCCTTTTTCGCACACGTGACCCCGGGCCGTTGCCCGACCGAAAAGGTCCCGGAGATTTTCATCCCCCTACCGGTCGCCGAGGTCGTGGTGGATCTTGGTGTGACAGGACTGACAGAGGCTCATCAGGTTGTCCCTTGCGTGAGTGCCGCCTTTGGAAACGGGCAGGATGTGGTGAACTTCCTGTACCGGAGTCAGCCGACCTTCCTTGAGGCACATCTCACAGAGGGGATGCTCCGCCGCATAGCGGTCACGGATGCGTTTCCATGCTCTGCCGTACTTGCGGTTAACATCGGAGCTGCGCTCGTATTTGTCGTACTTGCGGCGTTCCTCCACACGGTGCTGTTCACAAAACTGTCCTTCACAGAGGTTGGGACAGCCGGGGTGAGAGCATGGGCGCAGTGGTTTTCTTGGCATCTCTTCACCTCCTAGGGGTATGAGAAAAGCCCTCGAAGGATTGCTCCCTCGAAGGCTCGTCTTTATATTCTTTGCTGATTATATCATACCATAATGTGGCGGTGGACATCTACGGACAAAGCAGGACATTTCGGGCGCATTTATATGACGATGGGGTTTTCGGGGACTTTTACCTTGAGGAGAGCCTCACCGTGCCAGCGGCGAATGGTTCTCGCATCGGCATTCAGTTCGTTTCCTATCTGCTCCCATGTGCAGTTGTGGATGTAACGGTAACGGAGAACGAGCCGCTCATCCGTATTCTGTACGGCTTCAATGACCGTCCGTATCTGCTTTTTCAGACAGACAAGGGTGTCGATTTCCTTGTTGATGGTATCCTCCAAGTCCATGATTTTCTCAAGGCTCCGTACAAAGGGGGCTTCCGTACTGCGGGAAGTCTGCACCTTTTCGCCCCAGGACGGAGAGGATATGCTGCTTGCCATTTCACGAAGCATGGTGACTTCTTCGATATTGGAGTTTATACGCTGATCGAGGCGGTAAGCCTGACTCAAATATTCCTTTGCTGTCATGCCGCCACCTCCATTTGCAGTTTTCGCATCAGAAACTCTCCATCAACCGAAGTCAATGTGCTGTACCACGAGGAACGGAAGAAACTCTCACAATCATTCCTCGTCTGCTTTGCTTCTGCATCCCTCGGATATTTTTTCAGCTTTTTCAGGGCTTTCATATAGTCCTTCGCCGCTTGGATCACTATGGCATTCGCCAGTTCTTCAAAAGGGTTCATATTCTGTACCTCCGAATTTTTTATATTTCTCGGATCGGCACGGATTTTCATAGATTGTCACAGATTGGCTTTGACCGCCGCTATCAATGCGGACTGCGTCTTGTCCTTCCGCTGAAGGGCTTTCAGAATGTCCTCGTCAATGGTACCGTCGGTGATGATGTGCATGACCACTACGGTATCGGAGGTCTGACCCTGCCGCCACAGCCTTGCGTTCGTCTGACTGTAAAGCTCAAGACTCCACGTCATGCCGAACCACACGATGGTGCTGCCGCCGCTTTGAAGGTTCAGCCCGTGTCCTGCGGATGCCGGGTGAATAAGGGCAACGGGAAGCTCACCGTTGTTCCATCTGCGGATACTGTCGGAACTGTCCATCCGTGAAAACGGGATATGCAGTTCGTGCAGCCGTTTTTCGATGCGGTCACAGTCGGACTGATACCAGTACGCCACCAGAAGAGGTTTTCCGTTGGCGGCTTCGATGATGTCCTCCAAAGCGTCCAGTTTGCGGTCGTGGATGAGATGGCACTCGCCGAACTCGTCATAAATCGCACCGTTTGCCATCTGTGTCAGCTTTCCGCAGAGGACGGCGGCATTAGCGGCAGTGATTTCCTTCTCCTTGCCGAGCTTCATCACATACTCGGATTTGAAATCCTCATAGGTCCGGGTTTCCGCATTGCTCATAACGGCGGGATACGCTGTGCTGACCAGTTCTGGCATTTTGAGATGGTCGGTGGACTTCATCGAAATGGTGATGTCGGAGATGACATCATATATTGCCTGCTCTGCGAACGGCAGCGGCTTATAGGAATACACGATCTGACCGTTGCGCTTGTCAGGGGTGAAGTAGTTGAGACGGTAGTTGGAGATGAACCGTCCGAGGCGTTTGCCCATATCCAGAACCCTGAACTCTGCCCACAAGTCCATCAGACCGTTTCCGGCGGGAGTGCCGGTCAGACCCACGATGCGTTTTACAAGAGGTCTGACTTTCAGCAGGCTCTTGAACCGCTTTGCCTTGCCGTTCTTGAAGGAGGAAAGCTCATCAATCACCACCATATCGAAGTCGAACGGGATGCCGCTTTCCTCGATGAGCCATGAGACATTCTCACGGTTGATTATGTAGATGTGGGCTTTCTTTCGGAGAGCCGCTTTGCGTTCGGCCTCGGTGCCGACGGCCACGGAGCAGATGAGGTGCCGGAGATGATCCCACTTATCGACCTCGGCGATCCATGTATCCCGTGCCACACGCAGCGGAGCGATAACGAGAACCTTCCGTACATCGAAGCTGTCGAAAAGGAGGTCGTTGATGGCGGTCAGCGTGATGCTTGTCTTACCCAAGCCCATATCAAGCAGGACGGCGGCGATGGGATTTTCCTTGATGAAGTTGATGGCATATTTCTGATAGTCATGCGGTTCGTATATCATCGAGAATCCCTCCGATCTGGTTCATATCGTCAAGGACATACACCTTGAAGCCGAGACGCTGAAGCAAGCCATGCCTTGATACCTGCAACGGACGGGGCTTTTTGCCCGGAGCCTTTACTTCCACAAATGCAAACTTCCCATAAGGAAGAAGCACGATGCGATCGGGCATTCCGTCAAAACCTGGGCTGACGAACTTGGGCGCGATACCTCCCATATTTTTCACGGCTTTGACGAGACCCTGTTCTATTTGTTTTTCGCTTTTCATATTTGTCCTTTCTGGAACAACGGAACGAGTGGAACAACCATTTCCTTATATTCCTATACGTGCGTATATGCGGGTCTTTATCTCTTTATCGCCGAACAAATATAAGGGAAAAAGTTGTTCCTGTTCCGCATCTTGTTCCGCAGTTAGCCTTTTTCGTAAATTCGCTGCTTACCGTAGAGGTGCAGTCGTTTGGCGGCGGCACCGCGTTTCCAACCGGGAATCTGCGTCATAAGGGCAGCGATGGCATAGCTGTCGGCAGACTTCAGTTCGGAGAGGTTCTTGCCGAAGCACTCGCACCATATTTCCGCATTGGATACGGTCGTGCGTTCCGTGGTGCCTTTGACAGCGGTCGGATCGCCGGAGAGGAAACTGCGACGGGCATACACATCCATATCGTCCCATCCTTCGGGAAGGAGGGTGTTCAGATACTCCTCGACCATGCCGACACGCTCGTCCACCTCCATAGCGTTCCGCTGTGCCTTCTCGGACTCGGAGAGGATATCGCCTTCGAGATACAGCTTTTCGCCGGACTCCCAGATAGCCTTCGCCTCTGCCCAGAACTGATCGCGGTCTGCCTGGGTGAAGTGCCAGCTCTGCTTCTGTGTTTTCTGATGCACTTTGATGATCCAGAAACGGCGGTTGCCCGTGATGTCACGGAGGTAGCCCCGTTCGCCGTTGACCGTACCGATAATGACGCACTGGCGGGGGTGGCTTTCGACCACTCTGCCGTAGCTCGGACGGTATTTGTCATCGGAGGTGGAGAGGAACGATTTCACCTTTTCAATGTCAGCTTTCTTCATTCCTGCAAGCTCTCCGATTTCGACCACCCAGAAGCCCTGCAGCTTTTCCGCTCCGGCTTTATCATCCATATCCGTAAGGGAGAGGGATTCGGAGTAATATTCGGGCGTGACGAGGTCTTTGACGATGGAGCTTTTGCCGATGCCTTGCTCACCATCAAGTACCGGCACACAGTCGAACTTGATGCCGGGACACAGTACCCTCGCAACAGCCGCGGCGAAGGTCTTTCTCGTAACGGTGCGGACATACTCCGTATCGTCTGCCTGCAGATATTTGATGAACAGTTCCTCGACCCGTTTCACACCGTCCCACTTGGGGAGTCCGTTGAGGTAATCCCTCACAGGATGAAAATGTCGGTCATCTGCCACCTTGGTGAAGGATACGTCATAGTTGCGGGTCGTGAACTCGCCGTAGCGGATATCCACGAGGGACTTGAGCTGGGCAGAGTCAGCATCCCGCCAAAAGGAGTTTCCTTCGGGACGGTCCCACGGCAGTTCGCCTGTGACTTGGATGCGGTTTGCCATGTCGTTGAAAGCAAATCCCTGCAGGTCCGGGTCGTTTTCGAGGATGAGGTTCAAGTTCCACACGCTGTTTTCCAATGCCCCGGAACGAGGAACGAAATGAAGCCGCTTGTGCCAGTCGGCATCATCGGAGAAATCCGCTCCGGCTTGAGAAATACGCTCGGCGGTAAGGCACTCTTTGACCGTATCGTCCGAGAGAGCAAGTTCGGTCATCTGCTTGAAGGACTTCTTCTCGTCATCATCGCCGAAGCGGTGGATGCGGACGAGGTCAAAAGCGTTCAGCAGTTTGCCGCAGGCGGGGTCCGTGGCGTGGTGGCTGTATGCGAACTTGTCATCATAGACCACGACACCGGCAGATGAGTCGGCGGGGATATAGTTGTAACGCCCCTCCATTGCGGAAGGCTCATATACATCGGCGAGGTAGGTTTCAATCACGGCGGCGATACCGTAGGCACGGCAGAATGCGCCCACCACACCGGGTTTGGCGAGAGGGTCTTCCTGCTTTTTGCCGCTTGCCTCACGGACGGAACTTTCACGGGAGGAGGTCGGAAGCAGAGAGCAGTCCTTCCAGTTCGGATGCGCCGTGAGATATACATCGGGATCGAGCCATTCGCCCTCGGTGGTCTTGCTGATGAATTCACCGTTTGCCGGAGTTGTCGGCCAATACATGAGCTGGCTCGGCTTGTAGGAGCATTCGTCAAACTGGTCAATGCCCCAATCGGAAGCGAAGTATCTGGCGATAGCCACATACTCGTCCGGGGTTATGTCCCTCGTCAGCGGCACGATGATGCGGCAGCGAGGCTGTTCGGGTGTATGTCCGTGGGTGGTATAGAGACAGGATGAGTACCGGCACTCCGAGGCGAAACGGTCGATAAAACCAATCTCGGCATGGTCTGCGTCCATCGTCAGCATGGAACGGCAAGCCTCGGTCTCACGCTTACGGCGGTTACCTTTGAGATTGCCACCGACAAAGCCACCTTTGTCCTTGGCACGGTCACGGTCATCCTTCTTGAGTTTCGGATATTCCTCCACGGATTCGGTCGTGCGGATGGTGGTTTTCAGCCTTTCGCACAAGTCTTCCCATGTGGTGGTTTTATTCGCCCAGGTCTTTGCGCAGCAGCTATTGCCGTAGGCGATTGGCAGGTCACGCATTTTTGGTTACCTCCTTAAGGTCGGAATTAAAATATCGGATGGCATAGTTCTTACGCTTGGCTCGGTCAATTTCGGCAGCCATGCCGCTTGAAATCAGATCTCCGAAGACCCATAATTCGGCGCACTTGCTCATCAGCACATTTCCGAAGAACATGGCAAGCTCACGCTCTTTCGGATTGCTGTCATCCATGAACTGCGGAAACAGCAGATGCGGAGCGATGGGGAGATAGCCGCTGTCCACGGCGAATCTGCTGTATCTCTGCGCCGCCTTGACGTTCGTCTCAATATCTCCGGCATAGGGTGAGCAGATATATACCACGGGTCTGAATGCGAAGAACGCTTTTTCCTCTTTTGCAATGTTTGTCATTGCCTCATATGCGGTGGGGTCGTAATAACCCTCCGCATTGAACTTGTTTATTCCCATAGGATTTACCTCAATCTTTCTTATAAAATTCCGTGATATACCCGTCTGCCCGGAGGAGCAGTCCCTTTGCCCACGGCGGCGTTCTGCCCATCTGCTCACAGATAGTGTCAAGGGATACACGGGGGTCGGCTTCGATCACCAGTTCATCGTGGATATGCATCGTGACCGAACAGCAGCGAAGGGTCTTCATGGCGTAGCAAAGGATGTCCCTCGCCGTTGCCTGAACGACGTTCTCCACGAACTTGGGACCATAGCTGTCGAGCCGTTCCCATTTTTTTGTGCCGCCGACACCTTCATAGGTAATGCATGAACCTCCGAACCTGTTTTCACCGATCTTCGGCTTGACGTAGTTCAGCATTCTGCCGGACGGAAGGAGTATGGAGAGCATTCCGCTGCGGCAGAGGAAACGAATGCCGTGGGTTTCTGTCGTGGCCTTATCCCGGACGGCGGTCAGCACGGCGCGGTCAACGTCCCACCAGAACTTGACGATGTTGGGGTTTGCCGCCCTCCAAGCCTGAACAAGCGGCTGAAGCTCCTCTTCGGTCAAGCCCATCTCTAATGCTCCCATTGCCTTCAAAGCACCCACGGAGCCGCCGTAGCCGAGAGCCAGTTCAGCGATTTTGCCTTTTTGACGGAGGTGTCCGTTGACACCGTGCTTTTCGACCGGCACTTGAAACATCTGCGATGCTGAAGCGCAGTAGATGTCCTTGCCTTCGGCGAAGACCTCCTGCCGCCACGACTCTCCGGCGAACCATGCGATGACCCTCGCTTCGATTGCGGAGAAGTCAGCCACATAGAACATCGCGCCCTCACGGGGAATGAAGGCGGTGCGGATGAGCTGCGACAGCGTGTCCGGCACATCCTCATACAGCATTTTCACGGCTTCAAAATCACCGCTGCGGACAAGCCCTCTCGCTTCGGCAAGGTCGGACAGATGGTTCTGGGGCAGGTTCTGCATTTGAATGAGCCTGCCTGCCCATCGCCCGGTACGGTTGGCACCGTAAAACTGAAACATCCCTCTGGCTCTGCCGTCCGAACACACAGCGTTCTGCATCGCCTGATACTTTTTCACCGAGGACTTGGCAAGCTGCTGACGGAGAACAAGGGCATCGGCGAGTTCCGGCGGTGCGGTCTTCAGCATTTCGTTGACGACCTTCTTGCCGAGGCTATCGGTTTCCAGACCGTTGTCGGCAAGCCATGACCGCATCTGCGATACCGAGTTGGGATTTTCAAGCTCCGTGATGCGGCGCATATCGTCCATCAGCTCCTGCCTTGAGGCGGTATCCATTCGGATAGCTGTATCTACAAGGGGCATATCCAGCCGAACCCCGCGATCATTGATCTCTTGATCAATGTGGTATTCGTCCCACACGAATTCCGGCGCGGGGAACTTCATGAGCTTCTGCTGTATGCCCATTTCGGTTTCCACGTCACGGAGGTTATATGATTTGAAGAGTGACCATTTCTCCGGGGCATCCTCCGGGCGGTTGCGTGTTCTGCCGCCGTTGCTCTTGGTCGGAGCGCACGGAGAGCAAAAATACTTGATGAGTTCCTTGCCTTCGGTCAGCTTCTGCTTGTCGAGGTTCAGAACCGCGCCGACACCTTGCAGCGAAAGCGGCAGTCCCATGTATGCCGCCCACACCATCGTGCATCGCCATGACGACGGGTCGAGGTATTTGCCCGTGGGCAGCCCGAGATGCCGGGAAAGACACACTCGTTCAAAATTGGCATTGAAGGCGAACTTCAGCACGTTTTCATCGGTCAGCGAGGCGGAAATGCCTGCCGGTATTTTTTCGCCGAGAGCCAGATCGACCACATGGACTTCGCCGCCGTCAACGGCATAACCGAAGAGCAGGACCTCGAAGTCCGGGTCTTCCGTGTATTTGTAGACACCGCACTTGCCGAGGTCGGTGCCGCTATATGTTTCAATATCTATACTTATGGTTTTCAAGAGTTGTCACCTCGCATAGCCGTAAGGGGCGGCAGGATCGCTCCCACCGCCCACGGCGGTTGATTACTTAAAGTCCTTCATGCGTTTCTCGTGGTATTCGAGATCACGCTTTTCGCGCTCTTCCTCACGCTTCGCCCTGCGGCGATTGTCGAAGATGTCAGCGATGGAGTGAATCAGAAAGGTCACTCCGAGAAGAGCGTAGATGGACAGGAGTCCGATACAGAGGATGGTGGTAATGGTTTCAGTCATGATTCAGCCCTCCTTATGCCAGAAAATCGTCATCGTCATCGGTGTCGAAATCGGATTCAGCCGAAGCCTTACCGCCGAGGGGTTCACCGTCACGAATCTTCTGAAGGTTGTTAAGACCGCAGGCAATGCCGCGATTTCCGTTGCTGTTGAAAGCGTAGAAGTTGATGGAGGCTCTGCCGTACACGCCGGAATAGACCTCGCTGCGGACAAGGATGGGATTGCGGTCAGCGTCCACGATACCGGGAGCGGTCGTGGAGTTGGCATTCACGAAGTAGCACCCTGCGTAGGCGGGATCATCGGGGCGTTCGGTATCGCCGTCACGCAGAGGATTCTTGATAACGGAGAGAGCCGGGACGGACTTGCCGTTGCCCTTGAGCTTCGCCTCGCCCTCGTGATAGGCGGCTTCGATGGCAGCCTTAATCTTTTGTACGGTGACGGTATCGCTCTTGGGAATGATGAGGGAAACGCTGAACTTGGGTGCGCCACCGTTGATTGACTTGGCTTCCCAGACGTTTGCGTAAGACCAGCGAGTGTCTTTGCCGGTGATGACCTTCATGGGGTTGTTGACTTTGGTGGTGTTGTTAGACATAATCGTTTACTCCTTTAATTTTCAAAATCTGATGCCGCTGTGTTCATAGCCGGACGCTTGTCGGACATCGGAACGAGCGTGGGCTTTCCCTGGGGCTTCGTGATGAAGCGGCCGAGGATTTCGTCAAACTTGGCTTTGCCAAGCGTTTTCTGCATCTCGGTAATGCCGAGCAGTTTCTGTTCATAGGGGTCGTGACCGGCGGCAATGACCGCAGCGGCTACAAGCCTTTCATCGGTGTACTTGCGGTTGGAGCGTCCCTCGACAACCTTCCATCCGTTCCACGCCTTACCGCTGATGGCGGCTTGCAGGGCGTATTCCTTGATGTCGTTTGCCCAGGAGACGAGGTCATCAACCTTGGCGAGAACCTCTTCGACCTCCTCATCGGTGAGGAGCGGAGGCTCGGCGAAGTCGTAGGCGGCAAGCGCGAGGTTCGCTTTTGCACGTTCCCGGCAGTCCGCTCTCGCCTTGCAGAACTGACACCACTCGCCGCAATGGAACTCACCCTCACCGCTGAAAGCGAGAGCGGCGGTCGGCTTCAGAACGGTCTCTACCCATTCGAGAAGCTCGGCGGTCGAAACGGTATAGGTGCTGACGTTGGAGCGGCGCGGTTGGTAGATGGTCATTGTGACCGTGTCAATGTCGTAGAGGGCATCGAAGATCTCCAAAGCACCGAGAGCATACAGCATCATCTGCGGATTGTGGTCTGCGGAGACCTCCACACCCTTGCCGTGCTTGTAGTCCACAATGTTGAGGGTGCCGTCAGCGATGAGGACGCAGTCCCCGGTGCCGAATCCGCTCTCGACATATTTGGAATAGTCGAGCCGCTGCTCGATCAGCACGATGGGGTCGGTCGTGACCTTCTTCGCTTCGGCGAGGAGTTCAAGCACATAGGCGGCATAGCCGCTGGCACATTCCTCCATCTCCTCGTTGTACCAGGTGAGGTTTTCGGTGGGGTCTTCGGACGGAATGCCCAGAGCCGTCTTGAGCTTGTGTTCGCACAGGCTGTGGGCATCCGTTCCCTCGGCGGCGAAATCGCTGCCCTTGTCCTCGTAGTTCTCACCGAGCCTTGCAGACGGAGGGCAGTTCAGCCACCTGTGGGATGAGGACGCGGATAACAGAGCGTGATTACCCATTTTCGAGTCCCTCCGCATCCTTGATCAGAGCGGCGTACTCCGTAGGGTCGATGCCGGAGAGCGTTGCCGCGCCATGCTGACGGAGCAGTTCCTTTACCTGCGCGGTGAAGCCACGGCTGGACATCTCTGCGAGGATCGCACGGACGTCTTCTTTGGTGGGAACCGGCTCGGTCGGTTTTGCCGGAGCTTCGGCGGTCTCGCCACTGAACATCTCCGAAAGGGTGTCAGCCGCATCGTTAATGGCGGCAGCCGCAGTTCGCAGATCTCTGATCACGGCATCCAGTTCGCTCATTTTTGACATCTTTGTACGCTCCTTTCTTGATTTGCTTTTCTCTCACCGCGAGGGTGACTTTCTTTGCCAGTGTTGCCGACACGATGATGAAGTCGAGCAGAACATCAACGAGTTCTTCCTCCGGCTTCAGAGCATCTCTCTTTACTTCGTTCATTCGTTTTCACCTCCCGAAGGAGCGGTATCGTTTTGCTCCTTACACTCTCCCATGAACATGAGGAGGGCATTTCGGAAAAAATCCGGGAAACTTTTTTCAAAAAATATCCGGGAATTCTTTTTCGAGGACGGCTTTGACCTTTTTTAATCTGTAGGCGAAGGTCTTTCTGCCGATCCCAATGCGTTCGCCGATGGCATCCTCTGATAACCCCTCAAGCCGCAGCTCGCCGATTTTGACCGCCTCTGGCATCAGTTCCGTAAGCCGAGCGTACAGAGCTTTCATTTCGGAAGCCTCGATGATGATGTCTTCGAGCAACGGCGAATCGTCCGGGATTTCATCCACCCAGGCAGTTTCGTTTCCTTCGTCATCGGTTTCGGTGTAATCGAGGGAACGCGTATCGCCCATGCGGTGGAAGGGGCAAGTCAGACAGTCCATACCGCAGGTGAGCCGCTTGCTTGCGGGACACACGCAGCGACCGTGCCTCTGCTGACGGATTCGGTAGATATTGATGTCGTGGTAGTAGGCATCGAATTCTTCCTTGTTGACAGGGATGCTCTCTTTCGTGGAGCGGATGTAGATGGTGTACTGCTTGTCTTTCTTTGACATAAAAAAGTCCTCCGATTTTCGATTTCTCGAAACGGAGGACTCCGGGTTCGGCTGCAAAAAGGGTGCAGAAAACTAACCACAGCCCGACAGAGATGTTCTCCGTTTCGGTCTGCGGCAACCCGCTCAAAAGGCAGCCGTCATTATTAACTTGTCCGCCGTGAGCCGTTGAGCCATCAGTGATCAAGTGATGCAGAATCCGGTGGTGAGCAGTTTATCGCCTTACTCAGGGCGGTTGGCCTTAGCCAAGGTCAGCTTCAATGGCATATATTTCGTTGAAAACTTCGGGCAGATCGCTCGGGTTTAAGTCTTCAATGCCATGAGCGCCGTATCTTTCAAACACAGATTTGACTACACTGCTGTCGAGCTTAGCGCCTATTGCAGAAGCGGACTGTTCGATGCTTGCTATGTAGTCAGCATTACTTACATTTGACATCATTTGCCTCCTATGTCCGGCTCCTATCCAGCAGGAGGCCGTGATATTTCGTCAGACTCACTGGATTGCCACGGATCAAATGGCTTTTGCCTAACGGTGCATTCAGAGAGAAATCTAAGCGAAAGCGCAAATATTCACCTAATGGCATTGATTTCTGCGAGGTAACGTGGTATAATAAGACATCAATGTAATGCTGGCTTGGTTTGGCTGAGTTCTCTCTGAACTACAATCAAATTTTAACGGATCACGACCCAAAAGTATTTGCCACCGCTTTGCCACTGTTTTGCCAGCGTTTTTCCGTGGTATGTGAAAGGAGAAGCAAGAAGATGAATGAATTGAATATATCTTCATATATCCGAATCATGCAGCCGGGATTTAAAACACACGATAAGCAGGAGGCGGCGGGCGTATTTCTTCTTAGTTCTATCAACGATCAGGAATATGTCTCTAATAACGGGTATTGGACGAGCAACCTTAGCTCCAAAAAAATTAGCCGTCTTGTGAGTCAGGATGACCCCGTCCCCGATGGACTCCGGCAAGCATCCATGGAGCAAGCGGTTATTGATGCCACTGTTGCGTACTTCAAAAAAGAAGTGATGCCGGATCTGAATCCACATCTGAAGGATGACACGATTGACAAAATGGTCAAGCTGATAAGCATAGATACGACCATACCTGAAAGCAAAAAGAAAAGCCTCATGGCATTCCATGAGACTGGTGATGATGCTACATTTCTTGCAGAAGTATTTTTATATGCCCTGAACAGGCCAAACAAGAAGCAGAGCAATACTGTTGAATATCAGGATGCTCCTTTGCTTGCCGAAGCAAACTACGAGTGTCCGCTTTGCCACAAAAAGTTGGTAGACTCTATAAAGGGGCAAGCAGTAAAAAAATATAGGATTACACAGGTTTTTCCCGCAGGGCTAAAAGAAGAGACAGCAGCAGAATTTGCTGCCGTCTATCCCATTCCGATAAAGCTTGATGCGCCGGAGAATCTTATCGCCCTTGACGAGGATTGTGCAGAGAGATACCTTCTGAGCCCTACTGCCGAAGAGTACGGCAAACTACATGAAATTAAAACACAGCTTACAAAGAATTATGCGGCGAAACTGTCCGTAAACGATGTGCAGCTTGAAGATGATATCCGAACTATACTCAGTGCCCTGGGCACCATAAAAAACGCATCGGAACTTGTCGAACTTGAGTATGAGGCTTTGCGCATAGATGAGAAGTTTGATGCTGAAAACTTCATCTTAAAAAATGAGACACAGATGCAGGTGGTAACTTATTACCGATACATAGAGAAGGTTTTCTCAAATTCAAATGCTGATTTTGACATGATAGCGTCCGAAATTAAAGTTAGTTCCATGAAACTGGAAAAAGCCGGTTTGTCACAACAAGATGTAATCAGGCAGCTATCAGAGTGGATACGAAACAAGGCTGGGCTTGGAACGGAAAGCCTCTTGGCTTGCAACATCGTTGTATCCTTTTTTATACAGAATTGTGAGGTGTTTCATAAATGAAAATGCCGAATAAGGTGACGCCATACAAAGAAAGCAGTATCGCAAAATTCCCGGTAATTCTTGAACTTCTCGAAAAGAAGAATATGACACCATCAGAACTGTTTTCCAAGGTGGGGAAGAATAAGATCCAGAGCATCGACGAGTTTGTAGAGATTATAGATTGTCTCTATGCCATGCATAAAATAGAAATCGACGGGGAGGTGCTTCACTATGTTGGTTGAAGTAAGGTGCGATAAATTTGTCAGCAACGGCAAAACCAGAGAACCGATCCGTTTTCATGCCGGACTTAACGCCGTTCTTGGAGATGACAACGGCTCAAACTCCATCGGAAAATCCACTTTTCTCATGATTCTGGACTTTGTATTTGGTGGTTCAGACTATGTCAAAAAATGCGTTGATGTTCAGGAGAATGTCAAGGAACATACCATTTGTTTTGCCTTCAGCTTTGATGGACAGACGTACTACTTTTCAAGAAACACGGTCGACTATAACAATGTCGTGAAATGTGATGCTGAATATCAAGCATTGCCGGATGAAGATCCGCTATCACTTCAGCAGTATGGAGAATTTCTCTGCGAACATTATGCCTTGTCAGCAGAGGGGATAACTTGGCGTGGAGCAATCGCAAGGTTTATTCGAGTTTATAAAAGAGACACTTTGGATGAAGAGCGCCCTTTGCGCTCCTCCAAAGACGAGAAGACGGCCGACGCGATCAAAGGATATATGCGCCTATTTGACAGATACTCATCTGTCGAGGCACAGATAAAGCAGGCCGCTGTGGCTGAAGATGAAAAAGAAGCATTTCGTAAGTCTACGCAGGAATACAATCATATCCGTGCCGCGAAAAATGATAAGGAAAAAGAGGCAAACGAAGCCAGGATCACCGAACTTGAACAGCAGGAACGAATTCTGATCGATGACAATAATCGTGGGCTTCTTGACCTTGATAGTATGACTGCACAGAGACTCTCGGAGCTGAATGAAGCTCTTATAAATTACCGAAGACAGAGGGCGTTGATTCAAACACAGCTGAATTCCGTGCGTCGTGACATGACTGGCGAAAGACATAGCTTCAAGAAAACATTTACCGATTTGGAACGTTTCTTCCCCAATGAGGAATTTCACACATTGGAAGAGATAGAGAGTTTTCACCAGAAGTTGACTAAAATCCTAACGCAGGAATTCACAGAAACAGAGAGAAGTCTCGCCACTACCTATGTGTTGCTGGGCAACGAAATAGCCGCAATTAAGGAGCAGATCACCGAGATCAAAAATGTTCCGAATGTCTCACAGGCGATCCTGCGGGAATATGCGCAGATCACCACTGAACTGATCAACTTAAGAAAGGCAAATGAAAACTATGATGAACTGCAGCGTTTGAAGCGGGTTGCTGCCGATTACGCCGCAACAAGGGATACTATAATAGCTGACGAACTTCTCGCTATTGAAAGTACTATTAATCAGGAGATGGGCAGAATAACCCTGGAGATTTTAGGCGATGCAACTCATATGCCGCCTGTCCTCAGGCTTGAAAAGCTGAACAAGTACGCATTCAACACACCAAACGACGGAGGTACCGGAGCGCAGTACCGCGGTCTCATTACCTTTGACCTTGCCAACATGGCCGTTGCCCCCGTTCCGTTTGTGGTTCACGATTCCGTGCTGCTTAAGAACATAGAGAGAGCGGTATTCTCTGCTATTATTAGGGTGTACCACAATCAAAAGGATCAGAACAAACAGGTGTTTATGGCGTATGATACCCTTGATGCTTATGATGAGGAGACCCGTAAATTAGTGGAAGAAAACGCCGTGCTGCAATTATCTCCAGGAGGCAATGAGCTTTTCGGATGGGCATGGAACAAGGAGAGACAAGATGAAACAGAGCAAGCGTAAAAAAGAATTTAAGTCCGAATTTTCTTATAACCGACTTTGGAAAATGCTGATCGACCGCAACATGAAAAAAGGAGAGCTGCAAGAAATAAGCGATGTTTCCGCTGCTTCGATTGCAAAAATGGGTCGTTGTGAAAATGTCACAACAGATGTCCTGCTCCGGATTTGTGAAGCCCTTGATTGCAATATTGAAGACATTATGGAGCGAATTCCCCTCCAACAGGATAAAGAGAAGAATGCATAAAAGGAGGGGGGTTCTCCTGTGGAAAAGCTGATTGATATCAGCAGCTATCCTGTTGCGCAGGTGCTGGATGTGCTGCTTCAAGATAAAACGACAAAAAAGAACATCATATGGGCGACCGACACTTATGCGGAGTTTGGTGAAGAATTCACGGACAAGGTGCAGCTGGACGCGAACGCCATCCTGCGCCGAACCGATCTCATCCGCCCCCGCATCCAGAAGTCGCAGGAGGCACAGGCGCAGCGAACGAGGAAAAAAGCAGAGGTGTTCACGCCAGCATGGCTTTGCAATCAGATGAACAATCACTGCGATGAGGACTGGTTCGGGCGCAGCGGCGTGTTTAACACGGAAAACAGCGACCATACCTGGACGATATCAGAGGGGAAGATCGAATTCCCGAAAAAAAAGAAGTGGCAGCACTATGTGGACTCCCGCCGGCTGGAGATCACCTGTGGCGAGGCTCCGTACCTGGTTTCCCGGTATGATGTATCGACGGGTGAACTGATCGTCCCACCCATGTGGCGCATCGGAATGCTTGACCGAAAGCTGCGCATCGTAAACGAGAATACGGAAGACTATGTGGACTGGCTGAAATGGGTGCTCCGGGCATTTGAGGCCTGCTACGGATATGAGTATCAGGGCGACAATGTTCTGATCGCGCGGATCAATCTGCTGCTGACCTTTACGGACTACTACGAGGAGCGCTGGGAACGACGGCCGGATGACAAGCTCCTGCGGCAGATGGCAAATAAGATCGCCTGGAACATATGGCAGATGGACGGGCTGAAGGACACCGTTCCGCTCGGAAAGCCATATGAAGAGTTTCGTCAGATCACGCTCTTTGATATGTTCGGGGATATGGGTGACGAAAAAGACGATGAGCCGGAAGCCGTGCCGTGCAGGATATTTGACTGGAGAAGCAAAAACTCCATACTTTTCAAAAAGCTGAAGGAGATGTGAGTTATGGGAAAGAAACTGTTTGATTATGTGATTGGGAATCCGCCCTATAACGAGGATTTTGAGAATTCAGGAGATAACGGTAACTTTGCAAAGCCTGTCTATAACTATTTTATGGACGCTACTTACGAGGTGGCAGAAAAAGTGGAACTCATCCACCCTGCTCGTTTTCTCTTTAATGCAGGAAGTACGCCAAAGGTATGGAACGAAAAAATGCTTAATGACGAGCATTTTAAAGTTATGAAGTATGAAGCTGATTGCACAAAGGTCTTCCCAAATACAGATATTAAAGGCGGTATTGCAATCACTTACCGAGATGAGGGCGAAGCCTTCGGTAAAATTGGAACTTTTACTGCTTTCCCTGAACTGAACGGTATCGTAAATAAAGCTGCTGTTTCTGATGAGGCCTATAGTGTTGCATCAATAGTGTATACACAGGTGCGTTTTGATTTGGACGCTTTGTATGCAGATTATTCGGAATATAAAAGTATCATTGGCTCAAACGGGAGAGATAAGCGTTTTAGAAATAATGCATTTGACAAGATTAAAATTTTTACAGATACCCCCAAAGGTACCGATGATATAAAGGTGTTAGGCATTCTGAAGAACAAGCGTACATGGAAGTACATTCCGTTGAAGTATGTCGATATGTCTCATGAAAACATTGACAAATGGAAAGTCCTTGTTCCGCGAGCAAATGGTTCAGGTGCATTAGGTGAGGTTTTGTCTACGCCGTTAATCGGCGAGCCGTTAATCGGCTATACACAGTCATTTATCGGTATTGGCTCTTTCGATACGGAGTTTGAAGCCGCCGCAGCCATGAAATATATCAAATCAAAATTTGCACGCGTTATCTTAGGCGTACTTAAAGTAACACAAGACAATGATCGCGGTGTTTGGAAGCTGATTCCCCTTCAAGACTTCACTCCTGCCTCCGACATCGACTGGTCGAAGTCGATTCACGAGATTGACTTACAGCTGTATCGCAAATATGGCTTGGACGAAAAGGAGATCGAGTTTATAGAATCTCATGTAAAGGAGATGGCATAATGGCAGCGATCCAGATAAAAACAGCCTCAAAGGTCGTTCCGCAGTGCTATGCCTATACCACTCCCGGAGTACCGGTACATGACGGCTGGACGAAAATCGGCTTTACCGAGCGGGATGTTGAAACCCGCATTAAGGAGCAGACCCACACGGTGGGAGTCGCGCACAAGACCTGGTGGGCAATGCGTGCCGCCTATATGACAGAGCCGTACGGGACATTTACGGATAAGGACTTTCACGCTTACCTGAAGAAGCTCGGTATTTCCCGCGAGGCCGGGACGGAGTGGTTCCAGATCGAGCCGAATGCCGCCCGCGGTAATTTTATCGACTTCACGCAGAATCACGGTGTGGTATCAGAGGATGATGCCGATGCAGTGATTCCGTACAGGCTCCGCGAGGAACAGGCGGAGGCTGTGCAGAGAACGGCGGATTATTTCCGCAGTCGTGAGAATGCCGAGTTTCTTTGGAACGCAAAGCCTCGCTTTGGAAAAACGCTGTCCGCCTATGACCTGTGCATGAAGCTCGGTGCACGGAATATCCTCATCGTGACGAACCGTCCGGCGATTGCTAATTCCTGGTATCAGGATTATGAGACCTTTTTCGGCCCGCAGTCTGGCTATCTCTTTGTCAGCAGCGTGGACGGGATCAAGGACAGAAAGTTTGTTTACAGCCGAGAGGAATACATAGCAAAGCTCAATGAGAACACAAAGGGCTGCATTGAATTTGTCAGCCTGCAGGATTTGAAGGGCTCCATCTATTTCGGCGGACGCTTTGATAAGCTGTCGGAACTCAGCGCAGAGAAAGGGCTGACATGGGATGTCCTCATCGTGGATGAAGCGCACGAGGGCGTGGACACCTATAAGACCGACACCGCCTTTAACCATATCCGCCGCAAGTGGACGCTGCATCTTTCTGGCACACCGTTTAAGGCGCTGGCGAACGACAAGTTCCCGGAGAGCGCCATCTACAACTGGACGTATGCCGATGAGCAGAAAAAGAAGCACGACTGGGATGCTTCCAGCGAGATCGAGAACCCCTATGCCAAGCTGCCCAGACTGTCCCTTTTTACCTATCAGATGTCCGACATTGTCCGCGACAGAGTGAGAAAAGGTATCGAGCTTGCGGATGATGATATTGAAGAATTCGCCTTTGACCTGAACGAATTTTTCAAGACGAACGAGTCCGGGAAGTTTGTGCATGACACGGATGTGGATAAGTTCCTTGACGCTATGACACGGCAGGACAAGTTTCCGTTCTCAACGCCCGAACTGCGGGACGAACTGAAGCACACCTTCTGGATCCTGAATCGAGTCGCCGGCGCAAAGGCTCTGGCCAAAAAGCTGAAGCTCCACCCGATATTCAAAGACTACGAGATCATCCTTGCGGCAGGCGACGGAAAATTGGATGATGACGATGAGAACGAGAAGTCATTCGACAAGGTCACAAAGGCGATCTCGGAACACGATAAAACCATCACGTTATCCGTGGGGCAGCTGACTACCGGCGTGACGATCCCCGAATGGACGGCGGTTCTTATGCTGTCCAATATGGCGAGTCCGGCTCTCTATATGCAGGCGGCTTTCCGCGCGCAGAATCCGTGCCTGTTCCATGATAAAGACGGTAATTCCTACAGAAAACAGAACGCCTATGTGTTCGATTTCGATCCTGCTCGCACCCTTACGATTTTTGAGCAGTTCGCCAATGACCTGATTCCGGAAACCTCCGGCGACAAGGGCGACTTTGACAGCCGCAAGCAGCACGTCAGAGAGCTTTTGAACTTCTTCCCGGTTTACGGTGAAGATGAGGAAGGCTCTATGATAGAGCTTGATGCAGAAAAGGTTCTCACGATCCCGCGCCATATCCACGCAAGAGAGGTTGTGGAGCGTGGCTTTATGTCAAATTTCCTATTTGCGAACATCGGCGGTATTTTCGGAGCACCGAAGGAGATCATCGACATCATCAACAATATGCAGGCAATCGAAGAACCGAAGGCTCTTGCTCCTGCGGCTGTGGATGAGACTACGGCAGGCGCACTTAACCTGAACGAGAACGGCGAGGTTGAAATTCCGAGAGAACAAATCATCGGAACGGCAAGCGAACTTTTCGGTGATAAGGTTTATGCGGATGTTGAGGATCAGCTGGCGTCAGCCGTGGAGGAGATCCAGAGAAATGTGGAACTGACGCCGAATCCCAAGAAGGATGAGTTAAAAACGCTCCGCGAACAGTTCTCAAGGCCGATTGCGGATACACTTATGGACTCCGCAAGAGCGCAGTATGGCGGCGATTTGAAAAAGTCAACTCAGAAACAGTTGGAACGCAGAATACAGGAAACAACAGATACCGTCGTAACCCGTGAGTACGGCGATTATACGATTCGGGAGCATCAGCTTGCCAAAGAGCGCGAAGACAGAATCCAGGAAGCACAGCAATCCGGAGCCACAATGGCGGAGATCACGCAAATTGATGAAGAGTATGCCGCAAGGCGTCTCCAGGGCTATCGTGATATGGTCGACAACATCAGCAGGAAACTCCATAGCGATGAGACGGTGAAAAAGGCTGCGGAAACCATCGTCGAAACGGTAGAAGCCGAAAAGCTGAATGCGGAAAAGGATTCTATCGAGGGCAGCGTCCGCGACCATCTGCGCGGCTTCTCCCGTACGATCCCGGCATTCCTCATGGCGTATGGCGATGAAAATACCACGCTTGCGAACTTTGACGCTCTTGTGCCGGACGAGGTATTCTGGGAGGTCACCGTCAATCCGCAGAATGGGCAGGGCGTGACGCTTGACCAGTTCCGTATGCTGCGTGACGGCGGCGACTATGTGTCGGAAAGCGGTGAGCAGAAGCACTTTGACGGTCACCTGTTTGACGAGGTCGTGTTCAACGATGCCGTGCAGGAGTTTATGAAAAAACGTGCCGAGCTTGCGAACTATTTTGAGCCAGACCACAAGGGAGATATCTTTGATTTCATTCCTCCCCAGCGCACGAACCAGATATTCACGCCGAAAAAGGTCGTGAAGGACATGGTGGACAGGCTGGAGCAGGAAAACCCCGGCTGCTTTGACGATCCCGATGCGACATTTGCCGACCTCTATATGAAGTCGGGAATGTATGTGACGGAGATCGTGACACGGCTCTATCAGAGCAAGCGCATGAAGGCGTTGTACCCCGATGATGCCGAGAGGCTGAATCACATCTTTGCCAAGCAGGTATTCGGTTGCGCTCCGACGGAGATCATATATCGGATCTGCCTGCGGTATATCCTCGGATTCAGCGATGAGATACGCATTGCTAAAAACAATATCCGCCTCTGCGATACGCTGGAATACGCAAAGAACGGAACGATGGATGCTGAAATGCGTAAGCTGTTCGACCTTTAATGTACACAGATGTGTGTTCGGTGGTAGTAAAGGCAGCGGCAACATGAATGACTAAGTAAGGGAGGTTTCTCCAATGGCATACGGGAAATCAATAGAGCTGTTCCTCGTAAACGGTACAGCAGACAGCTTAATAACAGCAGAATTATCCAACTGGAACGGTAAAGCCATAAAGCTCCCTCGTATCGAGGTGGCTTCATGCAGTCGTGCTGATATTTCCCAAGCAGGAGTCTATTTCCTGTTTTGCAAAGAGGACGACGGTGCGGATTCCGTTTATATTGGCGAAGCAGAAAATGTAAAAGAGCGTCTTGTGCAGCACCTGCGTGATTATCAGTCCGAAAAAGAAAAGTTTTACTGGAACACAGCTGTGATTTTTGTGGGCAGAGACCTTAACAAGGCACTCATCCGATATCTCGAAAATCGGTTCGTTGAGATTGCGAGAAGCTGCAAGCGCTATATGGTACTAACCAAGAATACATATCGTAATACGGTGATGAAAGAGTCCCAAGTTGCTGTAATGGAAGAATTCGTGGATAATGTAAAAATTCTCATCAACGCTTTGGGATATAAAGTTTTAGACCCATTGCTGCAAATCGGTACTGATGCCGTCGCTGTCGATGATGAGGAATTATTCATTAACACGGGCAACACATCTGCTACTGGCATGGTGACCTCTGAGGGCTTTGTAGTTCTCAAGGGAGCCGTAGTGAATGAAAAGACATCAGCAAAATCGCTCAATGCTGGAATGAAGAAACTTCGAGACAAGATTTTTGCAGATGGTAAGGTTGAAAATATGACCACTACGGAAGACATATTGTTCTCCAGCTCCTCCGCGGCTGCTGAATTCGTCCTTGGTTATAGCGCAAGCGGCCCTCGTACATGGAAGGCAAAGGATGGTCGTACACTTAAGGAAATTGAGGACAACGCTACAGCGGATTAAACCTTTTAATTATTCTATGAAAAATTAAAAGGTTCGGCAGAGTGGGTTCACTTTTTCCGGCGGCAGCGTTTGCCAGAAACTCCATAAACGAAAA